TGATGGAGCAACAGGACCTACCGGCGCTCCCGGTGGAGCAGGACCTACAGGACCGCCCGGAAATACAGGGGCGACGGGAGCAACCGGACCAATCGGACCAACCGGACCTGCGGCTTCACCGGCGGCTGATGGTTCAGAGTCGTCTCCGAGTTATACATTCACAAGCGATACGAATACAGGATTATATCTCAAAGCGTCAGACAAGATAGGAATCGCAACGGGAGCAACCGACGCGATGGAAATCAGTTCCGCCGGTATAAATATCCTAAACAATTACAAACTTGGAATATCAGATGGTGGAGAAACACAACCAACATTGAGATTCAAAGATGATACAGATACGGGATTGTATAGGCCGGTTCAAAATACAATTGGATTTGTTGCGGGTGCAGATGAGAAAATAAGATTTGCCGCTGACGGTCAAATCGGAATCGGTGGAGCAAACTACGGAACAGCCGGTCAAGTTCTTGGTTCGGGTGGCGCATCCGGAGCGGTTTCTTGGATTGACAATACAGCAGGACCGACAGGACCGACAGGACCTACCGGACCTACAGGAGATACGGGAGCAACCGGAGCAGTCGGACCTACAGGACCGCCGGGCGGCCAAGGACCAATCGGTGTTTCCGGACCGCCGGGAAGTACAGGACTTACCGGTCCTACAGGACCACCCGGAAGTGATGGTAGCGATGGAGATACAGGACCTACAGGCCCGACAGGTCCTCAAGGAATCCAAGGTCCTCAAGGAATCCAAGGGAATACCGGACCTACAGGAAATACAGGAAATACAGGACCTACAGGACCCGACGGTAATTTCGGCGGTGCTACTTTCGATTATACATTTGACACAACAACATCAGCGGCCGACCCGGGTACAGGAAAAGTGCGCTTGAGTGCTGTTTCTCAAAGTGGTGCATCCAATATGTATATTGATATTACAGATGATGACGGAACTTCAATTCAAAGTTTCTTGTCAACAATTGATTCGGTATCTTCCGCAGTCAAAGGTCATGTCAGAATCTCAAATCGGCTTGACGCTACACAATTTATTCTATTCTCAATTTCAGACTTGACTGACAACACCGGATGGTGGACTGTCAATATCTCCGCGCAGGCTCAAAGCGCTTCATCTCCATTTTCTAATGCAGAAGATGTGATATGCTCGTTCGTTAGTACGGGCGACAAAGGTGATACGGGCGCTACCGGACCAACCGGACCCGACGGACCGACAGGCCCCGACGGACCCCAAGGCCCAACAGGACCCACCGGGCCAACCGGACCTGTTGGTGCTACGGGGGCCGCAGGCGGTACAGGACCTATCGGACCTACAGGACCACCCGGAACTCAAGGAGAAGCGGGCGATACAGGACCGACAGGACCACCCGGACCTACAGGGGCGACCGGGGCCACAGGGGCGACAGGACCACCGGGGGGAACAGGACCCACAGGCGGACCCGGACCAACAGGCGGACCCGGACCTACAGGAAATACAGGACCCACAGGACCGCCCGGACCAGATGGAAACGATGGAAGCGATGGAAATACAGGACCTACAGGACCACCGGGAAATATAGGACCAACCGGACCACCGGGAAGTCAAGGATTAACCGGACCCACAGGAAGTCAAGGATTATTTGGCGGAACAACATTTGCTTACGATACATCAAACAGCACCACTGATTCCGCTCCGGGTAATGGTTTCTATAGATTTAACAATTTCAGCAGTCAAACATCGGCCACTCTCATTTACATAGATGATGACGACAAAGATGGAAATGACATCTCCGCGTTCTTAGCAACAATTGATGACCCATCTTCAACAGTCAAAGGTCAATTGAAAATAATGAACAAAACTATTAGTTCACAATTTTTATTGTTCAATATTACTTCATTAGTTGATGCGACAGGCTACTTCAAAATCACAGTGGACAATGTTGCTTCATCAGCGACAAGCCCATTTTCATCTAATGAAGATGTGGTAATTACATTTTCTCGAACAGGCGATAAGGGAGATACAGGACCTACCGGTCCTACAGGACCACCCGGAAGTCAAGGAACTATCGGAGTCAGCGGACCACCGGGAAGTACGGGTGGAACAGGACCAGCAGGACCGCCCGGCGATACAGGACCAACAGGCGGTATAGGACCAACCGGCCCGACCGGGACGCAGGGCGATGACGGACCGACAGGACCTACAGGACCGACAGGAGCAACCGGGGCCACCGGACCTACAGGAAATACAGGCGGTACAGGACCAACCGGACCCACAGGACCCACAGGAGCAACCGGGGCCACCGGTCCGGCAGGTAATACAGGCGGACCCGGACCCACAGGCGGACCCGGACCTACAGGAAATACAGGACCCACAGGACCTAGCGGTCCGCCCGGGGATGATGGGTCAGATGGGGGAACAGGACCTACCGGACCAACGGGACCTAGTGGCGGAGCAGGACCACCCGGACCGACAGGTAGTACAGGACCGGATGGGGGAACAGGACCTACAGGCGGACCCGGACCGACAGGACCACCCGGACCGACAGGTTCAGTTTCAGCGCCTACGACTTACTCGGCATCGACAGCCTATTCATCGGGAGATGTTGTTCTTTACGCGGGTGGAACTTACATAGCAAATACAAATGCGTTTGGCGATGACCCCGACACTTCTTCGAGATGGACTTTGTTCGCATCTCCGGGTAAGATGGTGATAGTCGCAGAATGGAACGACCAATATTACACAGCAACTTTGAGAAATGGTTGGAGATGGTCATTCGGTGCGGGTATCAACAACGTCGATAACAGCGATTCCTCAACAGACCCAATGGGAACAGTTTTGCCGGTCGCTTGCAGACTAAAGAAAATAAGTTGGTTCGTTGGAAATGTTGGGTCAGAGACAGGTTCAACTTCTTTCACTCACAAGATTACAAAGAATGGTACGGATTTGGGTACAACATATTCTTGGGCTTCAACAGGAAGCGGTGGCAATTCATACCTTAGAGATGCAAGCCCGGATTTAGATTTCGCGGCGGGTGATTCGTTTAATCTTAGATTGACATCACCAACAGGATATACGTCAACGAATCAAATCGGTCGGTTAAGAGCGACATTCTATTTCGAATTGAGGGAGAATTGATATTATGACGAGAAACTTTAGAGATACAGCAACAGCAACAAGAGCATTGAAAGAAACTCAAAAAAATTGGTTGATGAGAATACAAAACGCATACGGTGAAAACTATTATGACGCTTTATCTGATTCGGAAAAAGCCGAACTTGATACGTTTAGAACTGCGATGAAAAATCTTTCTAGCATATCGACTAAAGAGTCATATCACGACGATGGCGTTTTTCCAACTATTCCATCTTGGTTTGACTATGGTGATTTAGCAGAATCCCAAGGAGTTTCAAGAGCAACAGCCGGCCCGACAGGAGCGACCGGACCTACAGGCAATACAGGCAATACAGGTCCTACAGGGCCAACAGGAAGCGCAGGTCCACCCGGCAATACAGGCGGTACAGGTCCTAGAGGGCTAACAGGAAGCGCAGGTCCACCCGGTCCGAGCGGTAGTGATGGAAGCGACGGAAGTGCAGGTCCGCCCGGTCCTACAGGACCAACAGGAAGTGCAGGTCCACCCGGCGCTACAGGTCCAACAGGTCCTAGCGGTGGCGGCGGCGGCAGTGCAATTGATGTTAATTTTGATGGAAGAGAATCAACTACGATGGTGCAGTGGCTTGTTGATTCAAGAGGCGGAACAATCCAAATCCACTTTGCGAACGGAGCGGTTGGAACAATAACCGGCGTCTTATTCTAAGAAAACATTCATAGGCGGTGTCTTTGAGGCTCGGTTGTGAAAATCGGCCTAGCCATGATAGTAAAAGATGAACAAGACAATATCGTTCGTGCGCTTGAAACTGTAAAAGACGCATTTGACGTCTTCTGTATCAATTATTCGGGGTCAACAGATTCGACCCTTGAAGTTGGAGAAAAGTGGATGGAAGAAAATGAGAAAGATGGGATTTGGATTTGCCCGGAATGGAATGGCGCGGCCGACGGACTAAATGCGACAATCGAGTACCTAGCGGAAATGGAAGTAGATTGGGTCTTGCGTATTGACGCCGATAGCCTGTTCACAGGAACGCTCCCAGACTTCGAAAAACTTGACCAAGATACAGACGGAATTGATACTAAGATTCTTAGAAATGATGGAACTTTCATCGCATCTCGACCATGGCTTTTCAAAACTCATTGTCGATACAAAGGAGTTCGACACGAAGGGCTTTATTGTAATCAACGAGAAGAACAAACAAGTTTCACAATCACTCACGCAGATGACAGCGGAGCGCGTCCGCGTAGCCCGGAAACTTATGCAGATGACTTTCAACAAATGGGGGGAGCGATACCGGGAGAGTATGATTCGATGATGGTTAAGCGGTATGCGTTTTACATGGCGAACTCGGCGAGAGATGGTGGAGATTTATTCCAAGCCGCGATGTGGTTCAGATTGAGAATGACGATGGGCGGTTATGCGGGTGAAGTAGAAGTTTCAGCAAGAGAACACGCTCTGATAATGGGACAACCTCACTTTTGGCTTGACGCGATTAACAAACATCCGAATAGACCGGACATGATATTTTGGGCATTGGCGACAGCAGAAGGTTGCGGCGGTGTACCTTTCAAAGCACAAGTTCTTGAAATGATGGATGCTGAAAAGTGGGAGCAAGGTTGTATGTTTATGCAGGCTGATTATGCTTGGAAAACTCGAGACATGATTTCGATTGCATATGGTGAATTGGGTCAGATGGAGAAATCGCTTGATTGGGGAAGACAAGTTTTGGTTTGGAGAGATGAGATTCACGCAGATGATTTGGCTCGCATATTGAGCCGAATAGGTGAAAGTGAAGGTGAGTAAAATGGCGGTTAAATATCCTCAATGGTTAGTGTTCGAAAATGTATTATCAGAAGAAGAGTGTGATTTGTTAATTGAACAAGCGCGAGAAGTTGGTCAAATCAAAGCGTCAACATTTGGCGGGACAGTTGACGACACGAGAAAAACGAACATTCGTTGGTTGAATGACAATTCGGATTTCGGATGGGTTCATCTCCGACTTAGAGAATATACACGAATAGCAAATGAGAAGTTCGGAATGCGATTATCACACTTGCCTGCTTTGCAGTTTACAGAATATGAAGAAGTAGGTCATCATTATCATTATCATCACGACGTCGAGTTCAACGACCAAAAAGACACGCAGAGAAAGGTCAGTCTTGTCGTTCAATTATCCGACCCGGAAGATTACGAAGGTGGAGAGTTTGCTTTCAAACATCTTGAACAACCACCAAGCGAGATGATGATGAAGAGAGGAACTTTGTTGGCTTTCATCAGTTATCATGAACACATGGTCAGTCCGATTGAATCCGGTGAGAGACGTTCTCTTGTTGGATGGTATGAAGGCCCGAGATATATCTAAGGCTTTTTTCTTTCAATCCATTCATTAAATGCGGCCGGGTTGTCAAGTTTGTAAAGCCCGAGGCCGAAACGCCATCGCTCACTCGCTTTTCGAGTAATGAACCCGGGTGTGTTTGACAATAAACTACCTAATTGATTAGGTGAGGTGAAGTTATACTTCGCTTTTGACATCTCAAGTCCGACTTCGGCGGCACTTCTCCACTCTCCATCAGACATTATTTTGGCTAGATTCTTCCGGATTCTGTAGTTCCGACGAGGACGAGCCATGGTCAACCGTAGGGGAATCACTTTATTGATATTCCGAATTACACAACATTAATAAAGTATTGATAAGTCGGTTATATTGATGGCGTGGCGAGTAATTGCATGGGAAGACAGGACGGATATTGTCGAAGGAATAATAGAAAATACAGAAACAGGCGAACTTGTAAAGGTAATTACCGATAAAGTGGCCGGAACTTCTCTCGAAATTGCCCTAAATTAAGGAATATTGATGTTCAGGACATTGATATATCAAAACCTTTATAGGGGGGAATGCCTACGACAATACAGGAGAGAGACGAGATGACCGCAACACTACACCGAGCAGAACAAATAGCACAAGAAAATGGATTTAACTTCAATGCACTTGATGTTTTATCACACGAATATTACTCAACAGTAATCGTTCGCGACCAAACAACAGTTGAGTCATGTATATGGGCATTATTCACCGAAACAGTTCAACAATTACCACACAACGAGAGAGTTCACAACGCACCAAGAGTCAGCGACCACACATGGTCAAACGCTTGCTACTCACACAGAGTTAGCGGAATGACTTGGGAAGATTCAGTCTCTCAATCATTGAGAACAAACGGCTACTTTTACACTAACAACCCAATCGGTACACCATGGGGGATGAGAGTTTGAGTTTCAACCCGGAATGCGAAATGCCGGCTTGTCTTTGTGAGGACTGCGGTGGTATGTTTCAAACATCAACAGACGACTTGACGCCTACTTACATCCACGCTCCAATCCGTTCAGAAGCACGAATCATGAACTTGTGCGTTCACTGTTTAGAATTAAGAAGTGCTAACAGAGTATTAAACAGATTATTAGAATCCCGTTGCACCGATTTCAGAAGGGAGTGAGATAACATGACTGACGATTATATCGTGCAGGGCGTGAAGTGCTGTCTCTGTTCAGACGTGATAAACGGCTACGGTAATATAGCCGCTCCTGTCAAGAACGGAATCTGTTGTGATAACTGTAATTTCACAATTGTCATTCCGGCTAGAATAAGGCAGGCTTACCAATGACCTTTCTCGAACTTGAGCAAATTGCTTCGCTTATTCATTTCGTTCACGCTTTGAAACTTGAGCAATTAGAAGACTGTCCGGAATGGGTGTTGACTGCGGAGCGCGTCCTTGAGGGAGATTCAAAAGCCGAGTACGGTGTGTTATATCATGGCGAGAAGAGTTGCTGATGATTTCAGATTAGCAGATAATCAGATTGCTACTTGTCGCCGATGCAAAGTGCGCTTGAATGGATTCAATACGAAGGGACATATTTGGTCAGCATCAAACCGATTTTGCGGAAAATGCTATTTGAAAAACCAACGAGAAAAACGCTTGCGAGAGGGACGAAAGTAATCAACTATTGAGACGAATAGGTGGGGTGATTCATTTATGTATGTGGGGTTCGAGGCAAAACCATGGATAAATGTCCGCTATGTGAAAAAGAGTACAGTGTGAAAATGACACCGAAAATGACAGAATGGTATCATCGCCAATCATGCGAAGCGCTGACTGATGAGATGCGAAAAGAACTTGACGAACGAGATAGAGTTAATTTGGAGAAGTGGTTGAATGAATCGAAGAAAAAGCCGACGAATGCAACGTAGGCAATTACGCCGAATCAAATCTCTGAAAAAAGAAGATGAATGTCCGGGATGTGGATTGAAAGCGCCTTGGCTCGGTGTGTTCATTCATGCAATTATGCCGGAAGAAGTTCGAGGACATTGTGAGTATGCTGACTCGTTGAAGCCAATGAACAAGATGGCTCGCTTCATGACTCTCGCTCAAATGGGCATTCCACTAGATGAACGGATTTTGAAAGACGTCGAGAAAGAGATGTTCGAGAACCCGGATGAAGAGAGTATCGAGTTCGTACATATAATTCACCAAATGTTCAACGAAGCCGGTCTTCTCGACAACACTGATAAACCAACATCAACCCCATCAGATTCCCCCTCGGAGTTTGATGAAAATGCTTGGAAACAATTTGACTAATGAACAACAAATAATGATACAATTGACAACTAAAGAACTCAATGCGGAGCGCTTGGCGTTCAGCGTAGTTGAGTGTCCTTGGTGTTATCATCCGGTCGCTACGAAGCGCGAACTTGAGTCTCATATCAGAACAGATTGCACCGAGATAGAAATGAAACATCGTCTCGCAATTATTCGAAAGGAAGTCTAGGTGCAACAGTTATAATCGTGGGCGACGACGGAACTTTATGGGAAGCCGACATAAGTCAAAGAGCAGATATTCAGATACAGCCTGTTCGATGGCGTGTAGAGTTTTTGTCGCTAATGAGAATGAGCCTTTGACATTGAGACAGTTGTTAGATGAGATGGGGCAGAGATGGAAGAGAATACCGACACGGAATGAAATGGCTAACATCGTATCGAAGTCCGGCTACTTTGAAAAGTGTGCATTAATCAAACAAGAATACGCTTCAACTCATCGTGGTGAAGTTCGACTTTGGTCTATGAAAACAGAAGAAGCATACGTCAGAGGATGGCTAAATGTGCCGTTCGAGAACCGTCCAATCGACGACCCGATGACAAAAGATTCGACCACTAGATACAACCATGCGGGAGCATTGGTGCAACCGAAAAAGTGAATTACTACATCTGATACCGAGCATAACATGACCGACGACGTATCAACAAATGAAGACGACAATGAAAATGATTCTGACGAGTTCGCACTTGTACCCATTTCAGAAGACGAGCAGATAATCCGTTGGGTTGCTTTGGCTCTCATAGATGGAAGAAAAGAAACTGCGATTAGAAATGAAGTCAATTCTATGCGGATTTCGTCTCAACCCTCTCGACAAGAGTGGACTTCTCTTATTCGATGTGCGAGAGAAGAAGCAGAGGGGATGAGGAACTTCATCATGGCTAAAGCAGAAATGGGAAGTGTTGACTATCTCCGACTTGACTCATACACTCGACGTAAGAGAATGATGGCGAGGATGGAAGGTTTGATTGAGTCAGCAGTAAGTCAAGCAGATTCAGTGAGCAAGATGAACTCGGCAAGTTTCATGTTGGGTGGATTGCTCAAGGCTCAAGAGTCAATGGATAAGTTCACCGGCGCACAGGAAGCCGCGCCTCAAGTTCAAATCAACATCGGCTACGACCCACTCGACCAATTCAGAAATGTAATCCAAAAAGAATCTGAAAAGAATATCATTGATGTGGTCGAACTTGAGGAAGAGTAAGACCCACCCTATCGAGTTCAATTGATTGTCAAAACTATCACCGTCATTGATGACATCTTTTCCGGGGGCCAACGGACGCATATTGATTTCAATAGGCAAATCAAGTTCGCTAGGATTTTGTTTTGTTTAAGTAGTCTTGAGTATATACAGGATTTCGATGAGCGGACGCCGGAAATAATTGTCAAGTCAACCCTTTATATAGTAAGTCAAGTGTACCTAGCAAAACAATTCCCCGGACTTTTTTTCCTAAACCCCCCCTAATCCGGCAACATTTGAGAAAAAGTCCCCATCATTAATTCGGGTCTTGAACCGTAAAGTTCGAAACCCAAAATAATTAATTAGACTCTCAATGTTTCTCAATCACAATGTTTATATATACCATCGCGACACGCTTGAACCTTCGATTCTGAATCAGATTAGCAGACTATACACCCCACCCCAAGTTTTTTCAGTACCATATCTGATTCCCAATTCTTTTGATACTGCTCTCATAAAATATGTATAATATATCAATATCTTTTCTAATATAAATTAATTAAACGAACTAGAGGGGGGTATGGGACACACACAGTATAGAATGGATGAACTATGTGTATGGTAAGACCCCCCGGTGTTCGAATCATTTCTCAAAATTGACGTCAATAGGTTCGATTTTATTTTTTGAAAAAACTTGTGGAAAACACTATGTTTTTTGAAAAGAGTGTGAAATCAAAACATTCATAAGATAATTCTCATACGCTATGTATGTGAATACGCCGGACTATGTTCCTTTGAAAGCACCCGAGATAATCTCATTGACTCCCTCAACGACCGGGGAGAGAATGAACAAAGTTTCATCCATCGTGATTCAAAACTTCATCAAGGGGCGAAAGATGAGATTGTCATACAAAGACATGAGAGTTGAAATCAAAGAACTAGAATCTCTGTACAAAGACAAGGAAGTAGTTCCCGAACCAAACCGAGATGAGGATTGGACTAATTGGATGTTGGAGTGTAGGAAGAACCTAGGCAAGAAACAATTGGCCGCGCAAGAAGTCAGAGCAGACATTGACATAATCGAAGCAACGATTGACAGGATTCATCGAGAGATAATAGAGATTTCACAATACCATCAGAACTCTTGGAACTACACACAGGTCGTTATGGATATGATAGAGCAAGGTAGAAAGAACCCATTACACGAAAGATGGACTTAACCGATTTACTGATTAACCCCGACAGACGCCCCGTATGACATGGCTAAGATAGCATCCCTCGCCGCGGCTAATAATTTCCTAACTGTTTTCGGTGGAACGCGATTACTTTCAATCAACGGTCATACCTCAAATGGTGCGGCCACAGTTGCTCTGTATAACGGCACAGTTGCAGGCGATGTAGTATCAGCAAATCTAGTTCACACTTTCTTGCTAGGAACTGCGGGATATGTCAATCTCGATTTTGTCGAAGGAATTGACTTTGGTGCGGGCTTGATAATTGTACTGACTGCGAATGCGGCAACATTGAATCTTCTCGCAGAATACACGGCGGCTTCACCGGAAGCATAGAAATAGGTGGGGGAAGTATTGATTCCTATGTGGAGCATTACTGTAGTAGAACACGAAACGGGATGGACGGTCGCTACAGATGAGTTGGCCGAGAAACCTTGGACTATGGATATTATTTCCACTCCACAGCATATTATCTCGATGTTCGAACATCTTGGGTTTCATGTTGAGACTCATCCTATAGAAATCAAAAATCTGTCAAAAGCAGATTCTCCGGCAGGTTGGTTAATAGATTACGATAGTGATACACCCAATGCAGTCAGATTAACTCTTGAGAGATAAGAAATATTGATAGCCAATACCTTAATAAAGGTGGTTATTGAGGAAAAAATATGACGAGAGTCCTAACTACTAGGTTCGGGGATAGATTAACCGACACCGATGAAATACAAGATGTAATTATTGAAGGAAGAACGAAAGGTGTTCGCAGAGGTGAGATTCAAGACCGACTAGGAATTGAGTTTACTTATACACAATGGATGACTCTTCGCGATTTCCTAAAAAGTCTAGGCTATCAAACTTCGACAAGAAAGAGTCGAGGCAAAGCATGGGTTCACCCACATTGGTTCAACAAGGAAATACCTCTCGAGAGAATGTACAACAATGCCCCGGTTTCTAGTTTCAAGAACTTAATCCCGAAAGATTACTTCGACAAAGCAACAAAAGAAGGCGCTTCCATTCCAAAGAAAGTTTCCGCACCATCTTCGTTCTTCAAATCCAATGTTGACAATACAAAATACATTTCTCCGAAGGAACGCGACGCTCTAAACCAAGGTCGGCTTGAGAAAATCAAAAAGACTCGCGATTATCTATACCCATCCTACCCTTCGGGTACTGCTCCGCAACCAAAGAGCGATTCAAAGAACATACCAACAATTCATATAAAAGTACCAATAGGAACAAGAGTGGTGGTAGAATATGAGTAAGGGACATTACACAATTGTATTCAGATACGATGTTGACGGCGAAGGTTGCGACCCACCTGCTCACATTATCGAAAGATTAGGTCATGCGGTTCAACACCTTCATGAGAGAGGCTTCGGGCTTGACATAACCTACGGGAAAACCGATTCTAAAGATTATCAGAAGTTTATTGAGGGATTCAAACAATGAGTGATGAACACGACGACCAAGAGTTTGAGGCAACGACATATTCGACAGAGAGTAATCTCGAAGTTGCGAATCATTGGCTAAGAATTGGTAAACCGTTCCGGATTGCGATGGGAACGCCGAAGGCGTGGAGATATATTGAAGGTCTTTTGACAATGAACCCCGGTATGGAACTCACAATTAAAAGGGTGGGCAATTACTTCGAATTGGTGAACAGGGATGCGACCGTTGAGGACTGAACACCTTTTGGCTGTCAGAGAAATATACCGTCGATTGAAAAGAAGCGAACCAAATCGGTTCGGTGGACTTCCGATAGGAACGTCATGGCTTCGCATGGAATATCTTAGAGATGATGCGATACGCACTTTAGCGACAGCAAGTATTGGAGATATTCCAACTTTGAAAATCCATCCTCGTGCTTTCGAATGGAATCAACCAATTTTACTCAAGGGTTTGGTTCGCCACGAACTAATTCACTTCGTACTCGGACCGGGAGCAGGCCATGGCGTCCTATTCCGCTCAATAGAGGAAGAGTGGGAACACTTCGAGGATTACAAGCATCAACGAGCCAAGTTCGTCCGCACTTTGGAAGTCGCCGCGAGAGAAGATGGAAAACTTCACCGATATGAATGTCCGAACTGTCATCGAGCCATTCTAAAGAACCGACCACTGAAACCCGAATCGGCCTGCGAATTATGCTGTCAAAACATTAATAACGGAGTTTGGTCAGAAGCCTATGTATTAATAAAGGTGGACTATGACGGAAGGATAAGAGACGTAGGCGAAGACTATGACTGAAAAATTAAACAAGAACCAAATAAAGAAATTGACGAGAAATAAAGTGAAGGATGCCTTCACTTCGAAGGGCTGTACCATCTTCAAGAAGACGGCCGGCTCTGTCTCATACGAGACGATAGGATTGAGCGGTAGCGACCAAAGAATCGGTGCGCTTTACGGTTCTCGCGGTGGCGCTTGTGCGCTATGGGTGAAAGACGATGCTTGGAATGTTATCAAAGAAAGTGGGATTGTTTCACCGCAGACTCATACAGTACAAGATGTCAGTATGTTTGCTCGTGGATTCCAATGGGCTATTCATTTCAAAGACCATAACGATTCAGCAATCGAGACTGTTATTCTCGCTTGCGTATCAACAGGACAGATTCGTTGGGATGCTACTCAAGAAAGGAGAGCAGTCGAACAGAGAAGGGCTTCTGAAAGAGTAGTGCGCGAAGCGGCTATGTCCGAGAAGCGTTCTGACCCATGGGCTTAAGTTCTCAATGAACGTAATCTCTCAATGAAAAGGTTTATAACCAAATAGCCTTACCACTAAACATGAGCGACAGTGATATTGAAAACACAGTTAACAATCTAAGAACAGTCCTACAGGACTTACCCGACAAGAGCAAAGGTTTCGCTTCTTCATTAGTAGCAAACTACGACAAGAAAGGTCGCTTGAGTGCGAAACAAATGTATTGGGTCGAGAAACTATACAACGACCATACAGGAACAAAGACTGTCAGCCACTCTCTCGCAGAGCCTCGCGAGATTGCTATCCTTAGAACTTACGGACATTTAGTCGGTGCAACAAAGTGGAAATCAGCAAAACAGAATCAATCATTCGTCGCGTCCTTGGTGGACGGTTGGGATTCACGAGGTAGAATCTCCGACAAACAAATGAAATGGGTTAACACATTCGTTGACCAAATAAACAAGCAAATCGGTCAGATTCCTGTCGAAGATGGCGTCGGTGGTTTCGAAGCAGTTGTCGAACTTGTCAACAGGGCAGGCGATACAGGTACAAGGAAACTCAAAGTTCCATCAGTCAATCTTTTCTTTGACGACCGTGAATATGTTATCCGCGCTTATGACTCTAACAGGAACGAACCAAAAACTGACAATCTGATGGTTGAGGAAGTTTGGAGAAGTGAGGGTGTAGCGAAATCAAAAATACGCAGAAGTCCGCTTGGATATATTTCTCCTAGTGGAAATTATCATCACAGCCGAAACACATCTCAATCTTTTGTTGATGAGATGCGCGACTTCGCAACAGACCCAATAGCAAAGTTAGCGGAGATGGGTAAGATAGCAGGCAAATGCACATTCTGTCGAAGAGGACTTCACGACCACAGGTCAACCGCTCACGGCTACGGACCTGTATGTGCTAAGAACTACAGGCTACCATGGAACAATCAAACCGCACAGCCAATCATTCAGAAGATTGAACATATCGTGAACATGAAGGCAATCGAACTACGTCCGGGAGTATGGGCGCAAATCGACTTGGAGACGAATACGATTATCCAAACATTCGACAGTTATGCTAAGGCACAGGCTTCCGTGGACGAATGGTCTAAATTGGAACACCATGACGCACCTATTGAATGGTAGAGCCTCTAACACCCGAGCAGGCTAGGGACATAGCAATCTATCCGGATAGGTGGTCGCAGTATTTCCGTACAATAAACGGACAGCCATTCTCTTTGCATGAGCGTCCGTATCTCACCGAGATTTACCGACACTTTATGCCGACCAAGAAATATGATTCGGCTAGAATAATCGTAATGAAATGCTCTCGTAAAGTCGAGAAAACTGAAACTATCTGTAATCTACTATTATATGGCTTGCTGAATATTCCGTATTTCAATGCGGTATATACAGCGCCTCGACAACCGCAGGTTTCGAGATTTGTTGAAGAGAGATTGAATGGGGCGCTAATGTCGTCCATCAATGGGGGGTGTTTACTGAAATCCCGAAGGAAAAACTCTGTCGGCCATCAGACCTACGACGTGGGCGCTAGAAACTTGAATCATTTTTATGCCTACTCGAATTGGGGAGATGCCCACGCTTTGCTCGGTGTTGAAGCCGACCTTTGTTGCATAGACGAATACCAAGACTCTGACGGAGACATTCTTCCTATGTTGGTTGAGATGTTGGCTTTGTCAGAATACAAATGGGTCATCGTTTCGGGAACTGCTCGTGAACAAGGTTCAGAGTTTTGGAAACTATGGGAGAAGACTTCCAAAGCAGAATGGGATGGAGAGAATTGGATTCATACAAATCCCGATGCGTCGATTATCGGTTATCACATGAAACAATCTATGCACCCGGAAATATCAGATGCAGATATTAAATTGAAACGAGAAACTTACACTCCGCGAAGATTTGCGAACGAGGTCGAAGGTGAGTTCTTCGCAGGTTCAACGAAACCGCTGACATTCGCGGACGTTCTCGAATCTATTGACGCCAATAGGGGCATCACAAAGTCAGTAGCACCGCCGGAAACTTGTGTGATGGGTGTTGATTGGGGTCGCGAAACTACAGTCGTAATTATGAATCCGAAAAATGGAGACATTCTGAACGCGCTCAAGTTAGATTCTCGAGAGGAAGATGAGGTTGCGAAAATTAAGGAATTAATTTTACAGTATAATTGTCAGCAGGTTGTATGCGACATTGGATATGGAGCGCGACAAGTTCGAGAATTACAGGAAGAGTTTGGAGAGAGAGTGAAATCTTGCTACTACTCATCTCGACCTTTGACACCTTACGAATACAAACGCCGAGACAATAATCGAAATGTCATTTACATGATTGTCGTTGATAGAACTACATACGTTGAGATGGCTATCGAGGCAGTCAAAGAACAGGCTCACAAGATTCCGTGGAAGACTGATGAACTAGAATGGATGATAAATGAGTGGACTACTTTGAACTCAAGCGCGGAAATAGATGAGGCCAATACAAAACCAATCAGAGGACAGCGATTGACCAAGTACGGACGTGATGGAGATGACCACGCATTTCACGCTCTCATCTATGCAAGATTGGCCGCTGATTTAGAAGAAGACGGCGACGGATTTGAGATTCGAACTTTTGGCGCTTGAAGCATATCGCTCATAAACCGTTAACGTGAGGGATTTGAACATGGTAAGGCGAGAACGCAGTTTCAATGACCTACTGATGACATTCGTTGCAGTTCCTTTGGTAGTATCTTGGTTGGTGTTCGCTTGTTATGTTATTTACAAAGGTTTGAACGACGAAACCGGATTCATTCAACAGAACTTAGACTTCTATGTTGCACTAATAGCAATCATAGGCGGACCTGCTCTTTTATTCATTAACTCGATACTAGAAGCATGGAAATCAGAACAGAGCGCTCAAATGAACGCACTTCCAATGCGTCTTGAGTTAGACATTGAGCAAGCAAAAGCAAATACAGCATGGGCATTAGAGGCTCAAAAGATGAGACAATTACATGAAGAGATGTTAGCGGCTAAGGAACAAGACTTCCTTCATGCACAGGGGCAAACTGCTACGCCCCCTAAGAAAGTGGCAAAAAAATAAGGTGAAATAAAATGGATATACTAGGCGTTGAATTACAATATTGGATAGCGGCATTAGCGGCAGTGGGAGCATTGACAGTTTGGGGCTTGAAGAAGTATCAGATGTTAATGGCTGACGGAAAAATCACACTTGATGAAGTGATTGATACTCTGACAGAAGGAGAAAAACTTGCTGATGATGTTGTCGATGCTGTTGAAGATTTGGAAGAAAAAATCGAAGAGGCAAAAGCAGAAGCAGAAGCAGAGGCGAAAGTCGATGAGTGAGTCTGACGACATCTCCGAGATAAAGGCAGAAATCAACAAGATAAAAGATAATCACCTTTTTCATATCGAGAAGGATATGAATCAATTGAAAATCGACGTGGCTGTAATCAGTGAGAGATTGAAGGCAGTCGAAACATTCCAAGATGATATTAAAGAGTTCATCAAAGCATACGCTCATAGAACAATGGCGTTTATCGTGGCGGCTTCCGGTGCATCCGTTGGCGTCGTTGGTATGATGTAGTTCCAACAGACTCAATAACCAAGAGCGGTTCTCAATGAACTGATGGCAGATAGGCAACGACCTTTGATAGACCGTTTACTTCGTCGTCGGGCTGACCCTGCTGATGTTCAAAAACTGAACAACATGATGAATCAATCTTTAGATTGGGACGGAAAAGATTTGGCTTCACTTTCAAAAATACAAATGGCGACAAGTTCGGGTTATCAGAAAAAAAGCGGCGCTAACACGCCTGTTTCTTACGACCTATTGAGACAAATAGCCAACAAATCAGAAGTTGTAAACGCAATTTTGAGACGAGCAGTTGACGACACTTTGGCAAATGGATATGAGTTTATTTTAGATGACGGAAAAGAATCCGGTTCAGAAGAACAGTTAAACAAACTTCGAACATTTTTCAAGCGACCAAATCCGGATGATATGGGAGATGAATGGTTAGAGACAATGTTGTTCGATTTGATTCTGTTCGGAGATGCGTATCTCGAACTTGATGGTTCAGAAGATAAATCATCCGGGGAGAAACAGGAAGATTGGAATTATGGCGGAGACTTAATTGCGATTTGGCCTATCGAAGCCGAGACAATGAAAATCATTCCCGCCAAACAATTACCCGCTCCGCCTAACATGGCTTATGTTCAATCCATTAACAAAACGACAAGGCGTTTTTCGTCTGACAAAGTTTTGCATATTGCTAAGTTCAAGCAAGGCCGTGGCTACGGTTCATCTCCGCTTATTCCTTTACTCGAAGTTATCACAGGACAATTGAACTTGAGCAATTATCTGAACGCTCTTTACACCGGAACTTTACCGAAGACTATTCTAAATGTTGGAGATATTTCCAACGCCGAGATGAAAGCGATGCTCGGACTTATCGAGCAACAATTGTCAGCCGGTCAATCTCCGTTTGGTTTGATTGCTATCAATGGCGGTTCGGGTTTCAATATGCACAGGCTTATTGATTCGACTCGTGAAGGAGCGCAATTGGATTTACTCTATTATTATCGTGAAGAGATTTGCGCTGTATTCGGAATCCCGCCGATGAAACTTGGTTGGGTTCAGACAGGTAAGTTAGCAAATCCCGAACAACAATTAGACGCATGGTACGATGTTGTCGAATCATATCATAATCGAGTTTCGTCTGTAATTAACAACAACATTCTTCCACTCTTAGATATTACAGATTGGAAGTTCAAGTTTATTTCAATCAGACCAAAACAAGATGGATTGAGAGCAGAGACGTTCCAAAAGAATGCGTCAGCGATTTCCGCTTTGAGACAAGAAGCAACAATCTCAATCAATGAAGCAAGAAACATTCTCGGACTTGAGCGAATAGAAATAAGAGAAGCAGATAATCCATTCTTCGTTTCTCCAAAATTACAAATCAATCAACCGGACGCTTTCGATAATGAACCTAGTGCAGAAACTACACCGGAAGAATCCGAAAACTTGCCCGAGGAAGCGTCGTTGAGATTACTCGACCTATTCCCGTCAATAGGCATCCCCGAAGGCTACGGTCAAGGCGCGGGAGATTCACCTCAATTCGAACTTGGCGAATCTGTCGATTCTGAATTATACGAACAAATTGCGTTCAAGAAAATTGACGAACAGGATGCGTTCGAAGAAATAGAACAAGTTCGAAGCGCTTCTCTCGAATCAATGTTTGAAGAAAATCAAAAGGACTTTTCTGATAGATTCATGAAAGCGCTAGATGACAGATTTAGAAACGATGAAGTCATGGTTGGTAAAGACATAGGCGCAGGCGATTTGAGATGGACGGTTCAGTTCATGGATAAAGAGTTAGAAGAATTACTCAACCAACAGACAATCGTTGCCGGTGTGGAAATGATGGGCGGTTATAGTGAAACCCTTGCCGTCGTCGGAGCAGGTGTTCCCGGTGCAGTTGGTATCGCAGTAAGCCAAGCAGATGAAGCGGCCATGTCATATTGGATGAGAAGATGGACTTTGCCTGCTTTACAGAATACACTCAACGGATTCAGAGAAAAGATTCTCGACACGTTTGACAGAATGAATACGAATGGTAAAAATTGGGCGTGGGCAAGTTCGGAAATGCGACGCATGATTGACCCGACAGGAAATAAATATCCGAAAGGATTCTATCAGAGAATCGCTAGAACCGAAACTCGTCGGGTTGTCGAATCAGCACACATCTCCGGATTATCAAAAGCGGGAATCCAATTCGTCGAAAGATTAGTGGTTGAAGATGCGACTACCGACAAAGATTTGTGTTCACCTTTTGATGGGACAATATATCGAGTTGACCAAGCGACAGGAATATTGCCTGCTCATCCAAATTGCAGATGTACATTAGTTGGTTATATTGGAACGCCGGATGATGTAAACACCGACCCATTGAAACCAATTATTCCTCAACCCAAAGCCAAGCGCGTACTTACGGTCGCTGACAGAACTCCACCTCAAGGAGTTCGAAACGCCTGTAAAACGGGAATCAAACTTCACGAAGATGGTTTGAGTGGTTCGGGATTAGAAGGCGCAACCGTTCGAGAAGCAAACGCCATGATTAGAGGCCAACCGATTACTGTAGCAAAAGCGAAAAAGATGATTAGATGGTGGGGAAGAAATGCAAGATTCCTCGATGAGCCAAAAGATTCACCGGCATGGGTAGCCGCGCTATTATGGGGTGGACGAGCCGGACTTTCTTGGTCAAGGAAATTATCAAGAGCGTTAGAGGCGGAAGAGTGAATGTTCAAAGCATCAGCCACAGGATTGAACTTTAGTAAGTTGAGCAAGTTCGCAGGCGATTCCAATAAGAAAGTCAATAGAAATGTTTCAAGAGCAGTACAGAAAATCGCATTCAATATTCTAAGAGATGCGAAAAGAAACGCACCCATCAGAACAGGAGCGCTTAGAGCAAGTGGTCGAGTTTTAGAAATCAATAAAATGAAGCAAGAAATTGAGTTTGGTGGTAGTGGGACAGGAGTAAACTACGCGGCGGCAATCGAATACGGGACAGGTCGAATAAGTCCCAAACCATTTCTCCGCCCGGCTGTCAAACAAAATCAAGCCGAAGCGAACCGATTACTAATTAAGGCAGTACAAGACGGAACAAAGTGATGGACTATCGAGACAGGGAATACAAGAAGAAACCCGGTCGTTGTAGAATATGCGAGAAGAAATGGAAGACCCCAAAGAAATCCGGCATTGTTCTGATAACGTGTGATGAATGCAGAGCAAAGATGTTGGGCAACAGTAAGAAACCCCGACGAAGGCGTAAGAAGTAATGCCGAGGAACTTTCGCAAACTCAACATCCGAAGGTATGTCGGAACTGTTCCCAATCTAACTTACGCATTTGCTAACTTCACAAATATGACTCCAAACGAATTGTTGAATAATTACAAGGATTATGCAAACGGTGATTCGATAGGCGGAACGGGAACGACACGAACTCCATTAGGAGCGACCGTACATATAGATTCAAGCGCACCTAGATTATTGGGAGCATTCCCCGGCGGTGGGATGAATACGACAGGATATACAAATACGAGAATCGCCGCTGTCTCTCAAGTTCCACTACAGACACCCCAATTGACAGTCGCCGGAACGATTCTTGCGACACCGACGAATCTAACTTTTTCACCATGGGGCGGAACAGGAACTTTGGATAATGCAGTTAATGGAAAAGCCACGCGATTGCTAAGGCCAATGTTTGTAAAAGTGGTCTGACGTATTCATAGCGGTTGCCGCGTCAGTCGTTCGCTGTACTGCCCTCACGCTTTCTAGTTATAAACCTTTTCATTGATAGATTGTGAAATTGATATTGGGTTAGATTCCCCCCGTTCGTTATCACGAGTAGTTTCGGGGGGGATTCTTTTTCGATGTGTTTTAAGCATCAGAGTCCGGATTTGCACCGGCAGGTTCGCGACACCGGCCTGTCCTAAATTACCCGACCGAAGCCGGGCGCAGACGCCTCTCCCAAACTGAACGGGTCGCTTTCTAGTTATAAAACTTTCTATTGAGATATTGTAATATTGATAAATAGAAACCTTAATAAGCAAAGCACTACAGGAACAAACATGATAACCCATGAACATAATTGCGCCAATTGCTACAAAGCAACGACTAACGAGATGATAATTAATACCATTTCATTTACAATGTGTGAGGCTTGTGAAGAAAAAATAAATGCGTCATTTGCGGCAAAAAGAGAAGAAGAAGAAGAATACGGTTCTATTAAGTAGGTGGGTCTTTACCGATTGGCATGGCTAAATCAGTCAAAGAGTATCACGTCAAACCATGTGATGTTTCGGTTATTAGGCCATTTATTGAAAAGTGGCATTATTCTAAATCAATAAACGGGGTTCGTTCCTCGTATTGTTTTGCTATGTGGGAAGGAGACGAATCACATTCGAGAGTTCTAGTCGGCGCTATGCTTTACGGAATGCCGGGCATGGCGAACGCTTGGAAGCCTTATGGTGAAAAAGAATCTGATGTTTTAGAATTACGCCGTCTCTGTTGCATTGACGATACGCCTCAAAATGCTGAATCATATTTTATTGGTAAGACTCTGAAATGGTTAAAAAATAATACGCTTGTCAAAAATATAGTCTCATATTCTGATATGAATCACGGTCATGAAGGAACGATATACAAAGCGTCGAACTTTCGACATGATGGCATTACCTCTCCGGGACGAGTAATTATCAGATTGTCAGATGGGAAACAATATCACGACAAAACAATCCGAACAATGTACAATGGAAAATTAAAACCATTCGCTCAAAAAATCAAGGAACAATTAGAAAACGGGGAAGCCGAATATAGAAATACAGTCGGGAAGAATATATTCGTATATGAACTCAAAAGAAAAAAACATCACAACGTCATTCCGGTTTCTCCAAATGTTGAATCGTTAAGTTTCGAAGAATGGTTTAATTGATAATCAAATCAGTGATAAACCACGGACAGTCCCGTTAAGGTCGTATGGAACTAAGCGGAGCAATCAATATCAAAGACCAAGACAAGTTCGATTCCCTCGACCTTCCTTCCCAAGATGTTCAGATTGAGTATAGAATAATCACACCTTTCGTCGTTAAGGCTTACGAAGATGACGAGAAGAAAAATGCAGATGTCATGATTAGAGGACCTGTATATGTGGGCGACAAGGATATGCTCGACAGGCATAATGAACTTGTTGACTATGAAGCGATGATGGCGGCTTGGGATAAGTATTCCAAGAATCCGGTTATCTTATACAACCACTCTAAGACATACGGAGTTATTGGAAAAATGACTAATGTCTCCATGGATGAATGGGAAGATTATGGAACTGTTCCAATCGGAACTGCTATGATTGACAGTGGTGAAAAAGACATCACAAGAAAAATACAGAAGGGAATGCTCAAGGCTTTCTCAATCGGATTCATAGCAAAAGCGGCAGTCAAGATTTGTGAAGACAAGGAAGATGACTGTTATATCAGATTCACCGAGATTGATTGGGTCGAGACTTCGGTCGTCGATGTGCCGGCATCTCCGGGCGCATTATTTTCAGTTGAGAAAAAGTTCAGTTGGAAGAATGGAAAATCACTTGGGGAGAAAGTGGGATGTGGATGTGGATGCAAAGGCGAGACTATTGAGTCCAATAGTTGCGAAGGAAAAGTTTCTGACAGCGCTGAAAACTTGTCCGAGAAAGAAATGGTCGGTGTTGATATTTACACAACAGAAGAGGAAGCATTAGCGAGAGCCGAAGAATTAGGTTGTTCCGGATTTCACACAATGGAAAATGATGAGGGAGAAACCCTCTATATGCCGTGTAGTAGCCATGATGACTATGAATCTAGTACCGGAGATAGTGAGGAAGTGGAACTGTCAGCGAACGATTTGGTTAAGAACCCCGACTCACACCCATTGGATTCAACGGAGTCAACAGATATGTCAACAACCGAAGAGAAATCCATCAGCGAGGACGCTGAAACTATCGACGAGCCTATAGTAGAAGAGGCAGTTGTAGAGGAACAAACAGTAGAACTAACAGCAGATGAAACAATTATTGAAACTAAGGATGCAGAAGAAGCAGTCGAAGAGGAAGTAGTTGAAGAGGAAGTAGTTGACGAAGTAGTCGAGACTAAAGAAGCAGAGGCTACAGAAGAAGAATCAGCAACCCCATCCGGTGTTGAGGTTCTAATGGAAGTTGTTGGTGTTCTGAAAGAACTCAATGACAGGATGACCAAAATGGAATCCGCAGTTGACGCAACCGCTACATTAGAGAGCGAGATTGCAGAACTAAAATCAGTCGTCGAAGCAAGAGACGCAACAATCTCTGAATTAACAGAAGCAAAGAGTGTTGCAGAACAAGAAGCAGAGATTGAATCAGAAGTTTCAAAGAGAGTCGCAAAGACTCTATCAGAAGTAGGTGTTGAAGTAGAAGCACCTATCGCAAGCAGAAAGTCAGCAATAGTTGACACCGTAGTTGCTGACGTAAACAAAGCAAGTAGATTCGACCCACAGCCCAATGTAAGTCCCGGTATGAACGGCCTTGCTAAATGGCTAGAGGCTAACTTAGCGGGCAAGGGTAGAAACTGAAAATTAAAATGGAAGTGAAAAAGATGAGTACAGAAGATATTGAGTTTAACGACGTTGTTGAAAGAGTGAAAGCGGCACTAGCGGGTGCGGGTACAGGGACAGGGCAAGAAATGTTGCCGACTGAAACTGCTGACGAAATTATCGCTATAGTATATGAGAGGAACTTTATGCGTTCTCTATTCCCTGCTATGCCGATGAACCGAAGAATTATGAAAGTTCCAAAACTAACAGGTTCTATTGAGTTCCATGCTCAAACATTAGGAATGACAGAAGCGGGTACAGCATCCGCTGAATCTCGTGCTACAACAGCAGAGATGACTTTAGAATTAAAGACCATGATAGCAAACGTACCAATCGGAAACTATCTAATCGCTTACGGTGTTGAAGGTCTTCTAACAGTTCTAAGAGATGACATCGCTTCTCGTCTAGCATTTAACGAAGAGTCATTGTTCATCAACGGTGATACAGTCATAACAAACGGCTATGTGAACAACATCAATGGTCTATACAACGCAGGTACAAACCCTAGTGGTGTTGACGCAGATTCCAACGATTACCTAACATTATTCGATGGTCTAAGAAAGAGTGCAGGTAAGTCAGTTTCAGTTAGTGGAACTTTCGCACTATCTCACCTACGTTCAGCAATTAACCAACTTGGAGTTTACGCAGATAACCGCGCTGACCTTTCATTAATTGTCCCTAGGAATCTCGAGGTCCAATTGCTCGGAATGACGGAACTTCAAACCGTCGATAAATATGGAGCAGGTGCAACAATTCTCTCCGGAGAACTTGGACGCATTTACGGAATCCGTGTTTTCGCTACAGGTGTTATCGCTACCAACCTAAATTGGACAGGCGACTACGAAACAGGTACAGGAACAGTACAGGACAAGACTGTTGCATTACTATTACAAAACCGTTCTCCTTTGATTGGAAACCCAACCGTTGCTGACAGAAGATTCAGTATCGGATTCCATGACGAACCACAGAAAGACAGATTCTTGCTAGTACCAAAGCAAGACGTTGCTTTCGGTGTAAGATACACTGATGCAGTCTGTAAATTAACCGGAATAGCAACAGTTTGAGTAGGATAATGTGGGGAGCAATCCCCCATTTCCTTCTCGGTCTTGTTTAGCATCGCTGATAAACCGTAAAGGGTGAGGTCAGTCTATGCCTTCATCCGGTTATTTCTTTGGGCCATTAATTATTGGTCAAGCGACTGACACTGCCTTAGACTATTGCACATTAGCAGACGTCGAAACTTATGCGGGTGTTGACTTTTCAGAAGGGATAGGACCTACTGATTCACAAATTGCTACAATGATTTCCAATGCGTCTCGAGTTATTGACGCATATCTCGGAACTCAACAAGCCTCAACGGTCAGTGTTGAAGAGTGGATTGATTCTACGGTGTTCGGTGAACACGCAGTTTTGGGTCTTCGTCCGGTGGCAAGCATAACTAGCATTGAAGAATATGATGGGTCGGGTGAAGTTGCTTACACATTAGTACAGGGAAGAAACAGAGACACTGATGATTATTGGCTACATAATCCCGAAGCAGGGATTATCAGATTCAATTCGTACTTTGGAGAGAGAATCAAGAATCTATTGAAAGTAAGTTATGTTAGTGGGAATACAGAAGTTCCGGCTATGGTGAAGATGGCTACAATTTTGATGGTTTGTCGAAACGCCGCACGAGCCGCCTTGAATGATGAAAATTGTATGGATAGAGTCAAGGATATGTGGTACAGATTAGAAGATAATACGAACAAAGAACTTGATTGGTTTTTGAACGAATTGAAAAAGCAAAAACTTGTTGGAGTTGCGACGTTCGGTTTGAAGGGGAACTATTGAGGTCAATAGCATGGCGATAACTGACGCAGGTGTTCCGTCAAACTCTGTTTGGTACGCAATCAAACAATTTATTCTGACAAATCTAACAAGTCCGAGTCCGGGAACATGGACTGTCTCTGTCAACAATGATTGGTTGGAATACAAAAAAGCAAAAACATTTCAAGTTTGCATAGTTCCTATCTATTCTGAAACTCAAGCATCGACTTTGACAGGTGGAGCAAGTTTGACAGCAGGCAAGATTTCGACAGCGTATTATCAAATCACTCTAACTCACCCCGACCGGGAATCGGCTCATGGTTTGTTCCGCAACACCGTGTCTATTCTGAATAATGAAACACTCTCAAGCCCACAGGCAGGTGGAGCGCTCACAGGCGTCGCAGGGACAGATTACCATTGGATTAGAATCCAAAAAGCCGCCGCGGGTGAAATGATTACATTGACTGCTCCGGAATGTGGACCTGATGGTAAGCATGACAAATGCAACGGTTTCAGATATGATATAACAGTCGCAGTACGTTGGAATGAATGAACACGGTTAAAAGCCCCCAATAACCCCGGAACTACATGGCTCTCGTAGATTTGAAGAAAGCAGAACTCGTCGCTCTCGCAGAAGAGAACGGATTAGATACAACAGGAACTAAAGCAGAATTGGCTGAAAGACTCGATGCCGTCCTATCATGGGATGATGCAGAAGAGGAAGAAGTGGTTGAAGAAACCGTTGAAGAAGTAGCCGAGGAAGTCGTTGAAGAAGTAGTTGAAGAAGCGGCAGAAGAAGAGACAAGCGATGAACTTACATCATGGAAGGGATTCGATTTGACAGAAGGAGATTCTGACACTTTCTTGAAAGGACTTTACATGAAAGTTCTAGGCAGAGAAGTTGACTTAGGTGGTCTTCGTCATTACACATCTGTTCTTGATATGCACAAAACTCAAACTCGTGCAGATGTTTTACAAGACTTACTGAACTCCGAAGAATACAAGAACAAGTGATTAGGCATGAATCCCGCATGGGAATTAATTTGCCTCTTCGAGTTTGTTGTTTGGATTGGATTGATTACCGATTGGTTTCTCCAAGGTAATAGAAGATGGTAGTTTTGGGAATGACCTTAGAAGGCTGAACGGATTAGGACATATTTCGAACTATGCACCGACGTTGGAATAACTAACTCCACACCTTAGTCTCATTTCACTCTCTTTCAAGCACGTTATGAGATACCTTCACATTCCCGCCGCCCGTTGTGGTCGCGGGGCGACATAGGAACTAAGTTCCTACAAACTAAGCGAAAGGCTCTCCCCTTATTAATGTTTCGGTGTATCAATGTCAGTGAACCTCAATGAAAAGGTTTATAACTGAAAGCCTGCCTCATTAGTTTGTAGGAAGACGCGACACGACATCGACCCGGACGCGCCCTTTACTAGACGCTGTTGAAAAATACTCGCATGAAAGGGACATGGATGGCGCTATTCACGCTCCGTCTTCCTACGACTTAATTCTATCAAAGACCATCAACGTGTTTTTGAACCACCAAAAACTTGAGTCTTTTCTAATTTGTAATGTATCGGCGAGATGCAAACTGAATCCTCGTCTCGCCATCTCCGCGATTATCACTTCATTCGGTTGTTCGTTTACGTGATAATATCCACCTTGTCCGGGAATTGCCCAAGATACAATTGCTCTGTTCAAACAAGTTTTACGGATGTTGTGAAGTAAATCTTGTTGCCTATTGGGTGGAATATGCTCGCCGACTTCTAGGCAGAGGATGTTCGCTCTGTCAAGTTCGACCAACTCTTCGGCCAAATCGACTTGGTGAATTGGATGAAATCTTGCGAGATGTTCTAGCGGCGTTCCTTCGAATCCTTCAACTTCGAAACCTTGCGTCGAAAGTGATACGCAATAATCTCCCGGTCCACAACCGAAGTCATAGATTGGTTCGTCCATTGGAAAATATTTCCACAAGTTTTTCATAAGGTCGGGGTCAGAACCATGCTGACCATCCGCTTCTTCGACATTCCAAATCCCGGTCGGTCCTACCATTGACTCACTTCTTCTTTTTGGAGCGATTTCCGAAAGCCTTTCTTTTACCATCGGCTATGTCTTTTCGTTTCGCCATTTTCTTTGTTTCTTCCTTTAGTCTCTTAGTTATGACAGCGCCGGGTAAAACTTGTTGAGTAATTGGGTCATATTTGTAATAACCCGGATGACGTGCCTCACGGCGTTCTCTCATACAAATATCACAATAGTGCGTTGAGTCCTTGGTATGTGAGAACTTTTGCTTGACACCTTCGACGAATAATGCTCTTTCAAGCGCTTCTTGTCTTCCGTCTCCATATCCCATTCCGATTATGCAGGGACGACCGTGAGTCTTGCATGGTTCTCCGCATAATTTTGTTGGCTTTGATACTCTCTTAATTTCTCGTTGCTCCATATTATATCACCCTTGACATTCCGCCTAGCGGATGTATTTCAATTGCAGTCTTCAATATCTGCTTTTCTAATTGGTCAGTTAGAACATCCCAATTGAAGTTCTTCTCGGCAAACTTTCTCGCGTTCTCTCCGAACTCTTTTCTTTCTTCATCTTGTTCGTAAGCCGTTCGCATTTTCCAAGCGAGGTCTTCAATATCGACTAATGTCATATTGACTCCCCATTGAGGTCCTGTAATGTGAGTAGAGGACTTAGCAATCCAACCGCGTCGTTGAGGTCCGTAGCCGACAAGTTCCGGACCTGTTGAGTTATCGGGAAGAATGATTGGCTTTCCGCAGGCCATGGCTTCTGCTGATGGAATACCAAAACCTTCTCCGCCTGTAGCCATGATATGAACATCACATGATTGGAACAATCTCGCCATCTCTTCTGTTGTCAATCCCGAAAGTGGATTCGAACTTGTATCAGAGAAAGCGACGTAATCGCCTAAGTCGTATTGAGCGATAAGAGCCGGAAGATTCCAACCGCCCATTCCGAACGTGTCTGTCGGGTCGCCACAGTGTAGAACCAAGCCGACACTTTCGGGAACATCGGGATTGTAATGAATGAATTGTGAAAATGCTTCTAACAACCGGGGTATTTGCTTCCGATTTGTATTTCTTGCCACACTCATAAACACGAAATCCCACTTAATTCCCATCTTCTCTTTTAGTTCCGCTTTTTCCTCGTCGGTGATTGGTTTGAAAATATCAAGTTCGACACCGTGATACAAAACCGGCGTATCTTCTGTAAGATAACGGTCGAGGATTCCATCTCTGTTTTCAACCGGCCTTGTTCCTTCGGATGAATAATCTTTTACAAACTCGGTGAAAGTTCTTTTTCCAAACTTGCTCATCCACATCGGCGTGTGAACCATTTTCAGAATATCCTTCCAAGCCGGAGATATTGGAAATCCGTCTATTGGAAGATAAGCAATATAAGGGATTGACATTTTGTTTGTTGACATTACCGCATGACCAATATACCAAGGGTCAATTAAAGAAATGTAAATATCAATATCAAGTTTCTTTATTGTAGCCTCGAGAACTGTTGGGCTATTCGGTCCGCCCAAGTTTTCAGACCCATACCCGGAGATACCGGCGTGAACCATAGTCCATCCTTCGGGGTGAAGAAAATCCTCGCCGTTGTAATCCCAACCCATAACGAAAACTTCGTGGCCTTTGGCTACTAATCTCTTAATCAAGTTTCGACTTACGATTCCATATCCCGTTGGTCTTGTAGGTTGCTCGCTTCCCCATAGGATTCTCACCATGTCTTTCGGTTGAAACCCACTACTATAACAGTTATGATTCATCAATGGAAGGGCCGGGCATATTTTGTTTGTCTTTCAATTCCGCCTTTCTTTTTTCTCGGACTCTTTGTCTTTTTTTCTTTTGAGACTTGCGTCGAGATTTGATTGCGTTTACTCGGAGCGGGTCATCAATGGTATCGAGGTCAATAGTCTGTTTTCCCCCAACGTGTTCCGGACCCTTGCCGACAAGTTTCTGTTCGTAGTGATGAATCCGATGACAATTTGAACAGAGGATGTCGCACTTCGCCATCTCTTCTTCGATTCTTTTTCTTGAATATCCATTACTTACCAAGTGCGAAACGCCGGCAGTTTTAGTTCCGGCAACACGATGATGATATTCTAAAAGCCAAGGACAAGTTTCGCCGCTCAATCCACATTCCGAACAATTTGATTCTCTTCTGATTTCATCATACCAACGTCGAATATTCTTACGACGCAACGCAACTTCTGTCTTGCGTTTCTTTGCGTTATTTGCATAATAGACCTTCTGATAACGGCGATTGTACGCCCTTCGCTTATCAGCGTCCTTGTACGGCACGATTGATTCGAGCAAGTTTGAGGTTATTTAGTGAGGTTGTAGAAGCCGGGGGAACGATTGCGGGTATTACAGGAGAGGACTTTCGTCTTACACACACACCGTCTTCTGTCTTCTTACCCCGGATTTCTTCTACTTCCAATCTAAGCGAGTGGACTTTCATTAATAAAGGTTTTCATTGAGAGGTTAAGACATTGAGATAAGGAAACCTTTATAGGTGGAAACCTCTAGGGTTAAACATGGCAAGACAGATGGCGCTTACACAACAAATCAGAAACAGACTACCTACTCTATACTCAACAGATGGAGCGGGAACAGAAGCAATCGGACAAGTACGATACTTTTGGGGAAGCAGTGCTTCCTTCGTAGCAACAGAGTTCGACGGAGAAGATACATTCTTCGGATATATCAGCGGTGTTCAAGAAGACGGATGGACTTACATGAGCCTTTCAGAAATGTGGTCAACACACGGACGCTTCATGGGTACAGAGAGAGATTACCACTTCACACCAACAGCAATCGCAAACCTACAGTAAGCGATTCCCTCATAAACCCCGAATCATCCTCGGAATAGTATGGCGGTTCATGCGTTTACAGGAATCACAGGGCAAATAACAGTTAGTGGAACAATAGTCGGTTTCGTTTCGGGTGATTTTACAGTAGCAAGAGCGACAGGAAAATACATTACTCTCGGTTCAAACTTGCCGACAGCGAATACACGAGGATTACAATCAGTTAGCGGTAGTCTGACGAAAGCATGGGGTCTATCAGACGACACTCTATGGGATTGGTTTTACGGAGACACCGAACTTGTAATCGCATTTGACGCAGATGACCCATCTAGCGGCGGAACTCATACATACACAGTCTCCGGATGTGTTATTACAGATTTAGCAATTGAAGGCTTGGAAGCAGGCGCAGAAGGAGCATTGATGATTAATGCGTCTTTCGAAGGACTATCAATCTTGAGAGATTGAGTAAATTAAGGTGATTAAGATGACAGGATGGTTAAACTCCGCGCTCGAGAGGGCTTCGAACCCAATAACAGTGAATGTAGCCGACTTAGGTTTAGAAGTCGATGAACTACAGGTGAAGACACTTAGCGCCGCCGAGTTTCAAATAATGAAGAAAGACCCTGCCATATCAAACATGAACATCGCTGATAGGCAAGAATATATGGGCTTGAAAACTATCTATGAAATGTTAGCAAAATGCGATGACAGTTTGAAATGGTCAGAGTTTCAAAAATTACCTTTACAATTACTTTCAGAACTAGCGTCGAGAATAACTGAAACCGTCGGAAACTTGGACGGTGAAGGTGTTTTGGGAAACTGAAACTTGACGCCGAATCAGACGGCGGGCAGTTCCTCTATGGGCTATTGACCGAAATAGGTTGTACGCCTCAACAGTGGAGAGAAATGTCGTCAGAAGATACACTTTGGTACATATCAGCCCATAGTGAGAAAAACCGTCGCGCAAATGAATCGTCTCGTAAGCAATCGCAGATGGCGAAGGCGAGAAGTAATTTGGCGAAAAGTAGGAGACGATGAATATGGTTATGGGTGCAGGGAAAACGGCTGTCAATGCAGTTGTCTCCGCTGACGCTTCCGGTTATACAAAAGCCATGAAAGGAGTCGCCGCGGCAACAGGAACGGCAACTACGGCGGCTAAGGGATTCGGTGGAGCATTAGCCGGATTAGCCATCACCTTCGCAACTTTCTTCGCAGTTTTCAAAGCCATCGGTTTCGTTGTCAACACAGTCAAACTATTCATTGATTTTGAGGAACAACTTTTCCGCACAAGTGCGATTATGAAACAGTTCACACTTGGAGCAGAAGAACAGGCTATCGCCATGGGTAAACTAGAAGACGAAATCCGAAGCGTTGCGGCAGGTTCGAAGTTCACAGCGACAGAAGTCGGCGCTATGGCTGAAACTCTAGCGCTTGCCGGTTTGTCGCTTGACCAAATGAGAGGTGCGACATCCGATTTAGACACGGAAGCCGGAAATGCTCTGAAAACAATGGTTGACTTCGCGGTTGTTGCCGGAACAGATGTTGAGACTGCGGCGGGAATTGGTATTGCATCTCTCAAAGCATTCAGACTTGATATTCAAGACCTAGAAAGAGCAACATCAGTATTGGCAAACACCTTCACTTCTTCTTTCGTGAACCTACAACAATTGGGTGATTCCATGCGTTTCTTCGGTCCTACTGCGGCGGCGGCAGGTGTGAGCATATCAGAAGCGGCGGCGGCTGTAGGTGCGCTTGGAGACGCGGGATTGCAGGGTTCTATGGCCGGTACGGGTCTTAGGCAGGCAATCAACAAATTAATCGCTCCGACAGATGATGCGAGAAGAACCATGGAGAGATTAGGATTTGAGTTTACGGTTTTATCACCGGCGGGCTTGGCGGCGAAAGAGGCACTAGGTTCGACAATCAGAACCATTGACGATTTAGAAAAAACAATTTCGTCAGCGAACATGGAACTCAAATCTCTGAACAACGAATTAACCGACATGAGTATTGAAGAGGAAAAGAACTCAATCAACATCGCAAGGATTCGTCAAAGAGCGGCTAGGCAAAACCGAAACTTGACTAAAACCGAAATGGCTACAATCAAAAGATTGGAATCGGCCAATGAAGATTTAGCACTTGCTCAAAGAGAAGGTGCGTTGGAATCGAGACAAAGAGAAAGAGCGTTAGACAGGTCAACAGATTCGCTTGCAGAGCAGAATGACGCTTTCAAGATTCTCAAAGATACTGTCGATAGTCAAACCACAGGTGTCGGTAGTTTAGTCGATATGATAGAAGAACTGAATAGTTCCGGCGCTACGACAGCGGAGATATTGGAAATCTTCGGTGTTCGAGGTGGTGGTTCGATATTGGCTCTCCAAGGAAACGCCGAGGCTCTAAGGTCAATAGCAGAAGCGAATCAATTAGTATTCGACGCGACTGATATGAATAACACACTACAAGACCAATTCGTTAGACAGTTAGAAGGCTCAACGGCTTTCGCGCTTGCTGAAACTCGTTCGAAGTTCGAGGAATTATCTTTGGTTATTGGTGAACCATTTGCTCGCTTGATAACAATGGAAGGTGGGATTAAGCAAACCCTCGATGCGGCAATTGAGAGAGCGTCGGGAATGGGCGATGAGTTTCAAATGATTGCTGATTCGGTCGAGACTGAATTATTGCCTGCGTTTGCAGAGGCTTTCAAACCCGGCAACGTGGAGAAGTTTGTTGAAATACTCGGCGCATTAGTTCCGGAAATATTGAAAATAGTTGGGGTCATTGGAAAATTAGCAGAGATAATAGAACCAATACTCGATGGTATTTTAGCAGTTATGGAGAAGATGGCCGAGTTCAAAGATTTCGTCGGTGATGATAACGAGGATAGAGAAACTAGGTTAGTCGGGAAGGAAGGCGAAACAACATTCGATTCTGTAAAAGACGTCGGGAAGATGACTGCGGCGGGAGCGGGAGTTGGCGCGTTGGTTGGTGGTCCTGTAGGCGCGTTAGCCGGAGCGGCTGTTGGTTTGGGTGCGGGTGTTGTTTTTGAAGTCGGGCAAGCAGTTGTTCATCATGGTGGAAATGCTTTAGATAATGAAACAGACATAATGGGAAATCCGGTAGGAATGCCGATGGCAATTGGTGGAGTTGTTAACTCTCCAATTACAGCATTGATTGGGGAAGCCGGTCCGGAAGCAGTTATTCCGCTCGATAGGCTTCCGGAAATGGTAAGTCAAATTAATTCCACAAGTTCGACCTCAAATACCGAGCAGGTGATTAACCTCACTTTCGACTCAATCAATATCGGGGCGGGAAACAACGTCTCGGCGGGAGATATAAGGCAGATTATTGAAAATGAAATGCCTAAGATTATACGCAGTTCATTAACAAGAGGCGTTCGGGGGGTGTTGTGAGATGGCAAAGTTTACTCAAAATATAACGAAGCCATTTTCGCGCTTGAAGAATGGTTTGGTTGAACTTCAAAGATGGTGGCCGGCTTATGTCAAGAATGACGGCGTTGGCGGATTGACTGTTGACCCTGTTTTGTATCACACCAACTTCGGACATCTCACAAATGCCGATGAAGGCTCACTGAACAGCGAGAATGATACGCCGGGGGTAAGAGTCGAGGCAATCAAAGACGACGGCACAGCGGCCGCTAATAACGACGGAAGCAATACAACATTCACAATCACTATCTCCGGCGCGGGAACTTTCAGTCCCATGTGCGTAGTCAGCCAAGCCGGAATTGAAACGAAGTTTATGCTCATCGCTCCATCTCCGGACACTCAAGCAAATGCAGAATCGGTTTACGGCGAGAGCGTTTCATCTACCGATAGAGGATTCGGTGGCGGAACTACTTGGCTACTTAGTCAAGGTCCTTATCCTGTTTTCATGACAGTACAGGAGTTCGCAGAGATGCTTGATACATACAGGCATATTGGTTCAAATGACGGACATAAGAAAGCATTCCTTCCTCATGCGATGCTCGGTGGCGGTGCTTTAGGTCTAGGAGCGTCCACAGCGCTTCCGCAGATACAGAATGACCCTAGAGTCTCATCAAGCACTAATTGGCCTGCTGACGGCTCAACAGCGTCAATAACACAATCTCTGATTCGAGCAACGGTCTTCATGCCTTTGATGTTAGACAATAATCAATTTGATAAGAGAATAACCAATGCTAGTATTGACCATTCGACACCGAGAGACTACGGAACGACGACCAACCCCGAGTTTGTCGGTTATCTGACAGCAGATGGAACGGGAATAACAAGATATGATTCTGACCCTCAAGGTGAAGATTCGGCTACAATTAGATACAAAGATTTAGGATATTCCGGCGACCACTTACAAGGAAAAGTGGGCGGGTGGTCATACTTTGAAATAAACAAAACACACAACAGCGGTACTCCGGTAAAAGGCGGAATGTCAAATCCCGATATTACAGCAGATTCCGGTCCATCATTAGCGCCAAAATATAGAATGAGAATGGCGCTTGCCTGCTTTTTGAAAAATGGAACTTATGATATTACAGACGGAAATATAATTCCTTACATTTACGACGCTGATAGAACAATCGGCGGAAAAAATACAATGACACTTTATCAAGTTTGGAACGGTAAAGATGGAAAAGGCGAAACAGGAAATACTCCGCAACATGATTGCGACGCGCAGATTTACCCGATGTTCGATTTCGTTCAAGGTCCTGTTTCACCGGCGGCTCAAGGTTCGAACGCTCACAACAGCGCTTTGGCCGAAGCAAGGTCGTGGCCGAACTTGGTAGCACTAGACACGAATAAATCATTGACTGAAAAAATTAATCCAAAGTTCCAAATTGTCAGACCGAATCCTCGAAGGCATAGATTGTTCGGAGTTAAATTAACGACAGCCGGTGTCATGGAACTTTTCATTGAAGGAAGTGGAGTCGCAAGTTATTTTGATTTCCAATGCCGAGAAGGAATGCCGATTTACATCACAGGAATGACAGGGGTCTTGGGAACAGGTTCTCCCAATCCGGATTTCAGACTTGATGGTTATCAAGATGATGCGGCATCCTCGACAACAATTAATGCAACTAAAACGACAGGTGGTTGGAATATGAACGGTTGGTGGATTACAGCGGGTTTTAGTGCCGGGTTCGATGAAATCAGCACGAATACATATGATGAAATATTTGGCGATGGTGATTCTACCGCGGTCAAGTTTCAAATCGTTAGAATCAAAACTTTGGTAAACATTAGACCAACGTCTGAACATTTCTATAGAATAGGTTCAGCGGCTTCTCCATCAACAGCATACGTTTGTCAAGGAAGAAAACCGGGTTATATGGACCTAGTATTGAAGTTAGGCTCAACCACTAATCCTTACGGAATTGCGCCGATGAGTGTAGGCACGTCCATGGGTTCTCCCGGAAATACACAAGTTAGATTCGGCGGCGTTGGTTCTCATGGAAGTGGATTTAGTTCTGATACCAATGTTCCCCAATCTGAAAACGATACATATCCTTGTAGGCCAACCGTGAGAAATGCTCAATACCCCGACTCAAGCGGACATTTTAACAACGATAATAATTACATTGTTAGAGCGATTAGTCCTCGCAAAGATGGAGACGACACTTTCTCAATGTCTCCGACAGTATCTTCCTTTGGTGGTGGTTCTCTAAGAGTTCCGCCGCCTGTTGGTTGGGACTTACCACAGGCTTACTTTTCTTGGCCTATATACCAAACAGGACCGGCGGGAACTACAGTTCCGGGTAGTGAGACGGCTTCAAGAACGTCTCGTCTTTGGTTGAATGACACGACAGGCGCTTATCCGGTGAGAAACGTAAATGTTGATTATGGTAGTTTTTCCAAATGGGGTCATCGTGGATTATCAATTGCTATGTTGTCTTACATGGATTCGACTACGGGTCGCCACGCTTGGGATTACATAAAACCCGTTTCAACTTCGGGAAGTTGGTTATACGGAAGAAACAGACCTTGGCCGGCTCACGAAAGATGCGGAACAAGATTTGGTTATGGACCTTCATTATTAGAAACCGCCAAAGTCGTAAATACAAATGGGATTTCATACGATGGTTGGCAAGACTACAACGCAAATGGCGGCAATAGAATTGAGGCAGGCGAAGAGACTACGAAGATAGGCGTCTCTGAAATCGGTTGTTCTCCTGTATGGTTAGACATGGAGATGAGAGCATTCGTCCCGGTCAGTGAAAACAGAATGACACTCATTGAGTTCGATAACGGTATTTCATATCCTGTACTCGGAAGACATTCTATGATTACAGGCGGAATAACAAACGACGCTCAATTCGGACTTGGGTTCTATCCAAAATCATCAAACGGTTCAAAACAACAATTCAACGCTTCGACTGCCCCCGAAAGTCAATTGCTTGGAGCATTACAGAACTCATCCGTGGCAACTTCCGGCGTTGATACAAGAAGACCGACATTCACGCTTGGTCGTCCGGCTGTATATATTTGGGGAACTTCTCCATATTTCTCAAATGCTGATTGGTCGAATACCGATACTTGGCCGTTCAGTACAAATAAACTTGGTTGGGGTGGTTTAGGAAGTGATGTTGGTTATGGAACAGGAACAGCATTAGCAGAGGGAACTCAAACAATTAGAACTGTATTCACCGAAGGCGGAATGGAATTACTTTTGAATGGTAATAGCAAAGGTGTTGACACGAACTCGGGTCAGCACATTTGGGGAATGACAATCAAAGCCTGCGATGTGTTGGCGGCTAACGGAAGTATCAACACACCGACGGTAATTAAGAACAGTAAGGACGAACCGATTACAAACTCAAGTCCGAATCTAGCCGTATCTTCTAAAGATTTACAGATTGATTATTTGACGCTTAGACAAATCCCATCTCCGGCCATGCTTCCTTTTGATGTTAGTACGACAACACAGTCCGTTGCTAACGTAGCAAAATATCGAAGCCTCGACATCACGGCTGAAAACATTAGCACTAGCAGAGGTATGAGGATTCGAGTCAGTCTTTTCGAACCGCCTGCGGCGACAGGAATCCCGCAGGCAGAACCAACTACGGCAATTACAGGATTCACAGATTTAGACCCGGGATTCATAGCAGGTGTTGGAAGTGTTGACCTTTCAAACTTGCCTGCGTCAGCAATAACAAATGGTTTCGTCATCAAATATCATTTCTATATTCCTCATTCAAATGAAACTGATTTACATCCGATTAATTGGAATCAGATTCCTATCATTAGAAATTGGGAAGTTCAGTATGATTTGAAACCGACGGCAAGTTTGGACGTGATTGGAAACTCATTCAGTGGCGACCTATCGAGTCCAATAGGAACAGAAGTGGGCCACATAATCTCGTTCAGAGGAACAGGAATTACAACTGACGTTGATAGATTAATTTCTCAAATCAAGTTTGACTTCGGTGATGGTTCTCAAACAGGTTGGTTAGATTTTTCCGACCAAACTTTACAAACAACTACTTACGATGTTGCTCACGTTTATTCGAAAGCAGGTTCTTTCAACGCGGTTGTATATTCAAAAGATGACAACGGAAATGAGTCTGTAGCAAGTTCCGCAATATCTGTAGTCGTAGCAGAAGTGAAACCTGTCGCCCTATTGAGAGCAATACCTTCCATGATAAGAGCCGGACAAGCAACAACTTTTGACGCTTCTGAAAGTTATGTTTTGTCAACTGACCAATCGAGAACAATTGCATCTTATACATTTGATTTCGGAGATGGCAGTTCAACTGTCTCCGGCTCAAGCCCGAATGCCGACCATACTTATGCAACCGCCGGAGAATATATGGCGACAGTCAGCGCGACTGACAACGCATCTCCGGCCAATACATCCGTTGTCGCGAAAGTGGTTGTCAAGATATTACCTGCGACTCTTGTAATACCGTTAAATCTCAACACCAAGCCGGCTTCATTTGACCGAACAAGAAAAGCGAACTATAGTTCCACGCCTGTTCTTGATGCAGTATATCCGGAAATGAGCGACATGGGTTCGAGAAGTGATGAGTTCAAGATGACAGGTTCATTCCTCAAGGCGACAGCGAATGCCGATATTGATTTCATGGAAGAGATTCTAGTCAGTGGCTCTTTAGTCGAGTTCGAATATGAAGATACAGATTACAGCGGAAGTGCAGTAAACAAAAAGTTCGTAGGAAGATTAACTGATTTCAACTATCAAAGAGAAGGTGGACGCCATGGCGAAACACCGTGGTCGGCTACGCTGATGCGTGAAGCCGGACTAGGAAATTAAGTGTAGGTGGGAGCGACCCATAGAACTCTCGACAGGTAATCAAGGCGGGTCATCGTCCCTTTTCCTCAACACCAAGCCGCACGACGACCGCATACACTGACGCCTTCGTGGTTCTCCTACTTTGTAAAAGTCCGCGGGGGGTTAGTCGCCGTAGGGTTCGTACCTTTCGCGGTGTCCGTCGCGTCCTCTTACAAACTAATGACAGAGCCTTTTGGTTATAAACCTTTTCATTGAGAGTTTAGTAATATTGAGGTAAGAGAAGCGGGCAATTACAAACCTTCTTGGAATCTCTTCCTTTTCTCGGTTTCCTCATCCTGTCCCGTCTTCTCTTAGGTTGTAAGATTTCGCGTTGCTGTTGGTCCTAGCCTTTTAGTGATATTTTCCATCATTCTATTCAAGTTTTTACACTCTGTTTCTTTCACTACCCTAACTTTCACGAATCCGCGCCGCGTCCTCTTACAAACTAAACGAGTCGTCTTTTGGTTATAAACCTTTTTATTGAGAGTTCTTTACATTGATAGTTCGAAACACTTATAAGGGGGAATGCCTAGGACAGAACATGAACTGCCAAGAGGAACAAATGACTCAAGAAATGTGGGACGCTATGCCGGAAGGTATGACCGTAAACTATGTGCGTCAAATGGAACAAATGACTCCTAGAGTAGCCCCGACTGTATCTGTAATGAACGGTTCTTCCCATCAATGGGACGCTGAAGTAGGCGCTTGGTATGCTACTCGTATAACCAACATGGACGAATTATTGTGGGCTTACGCTGTTAGAACTGACGGTGGAGATGCTTGGGTCGCTACTGAAACAGAGAGGGTTTACGCTTGAGTCTAGCATTCGACAGCCGGCTTGACTTTTTGAAAAACGGCATCGCCGCTTGGGAAATTGGTAATCAATGGAAAGGGCCATGCGGCCATTCTATCTCTGAAATAAAAAGCGATTGCGTATATTGTATGGCAGTGCATGAATACATGATGTATTTAGATTGGCTACCGGAATATAATTACGGTCAGACAGTGGGTGGTCAATAATGAACATCTTCGTTCTCGATTCTCGTCCGATGTTAGCGGCTCAATACCAATGTGATAAACACGTCCCGAAAATGATAGTCGAAAATATGCAAATGCTAACAACGGCGCTTGTTAAATCCGGTTCACTTTTACAATCTGAATTACCGTTCCGCGTTGATGGAATCACAAGATATTCCGGAAACGCATATCCTCACCATCCTTGTACGAAATGGGTTGGAAAAGACTTGACAACAAATCTTGAAAATGTCAGTGAAGTCGATGGGAAAAATTACGCTTGGTTATGGCTTAACACCAACCAATTGTTTATTGAATACAATCGAAGATTCAACAAAGTCCACGGTTGTCTCAAAGCATACAACCAACTACCAATTCCAACAGACTATTCAATTCAGTTAGCAAAATGCCAAATGCAACACAATCACGATTTTGTCTTGGCTATGCCGGACGAATACAAAGACCCGGACGCAGTAGTGGCTTACAGGAATTATTATCACAGCAAGACTTTCGCTAAGTGGGAAAAAGACCCACGTCCAAACGGCAACACGCCTGTTTGGTGGAAGGGTCATAAAGGTGGGATTTGAGGAATGAATATGGAACTGAAAGAATTGACAGTAAAACAGATAATGAGATGGAGAGGCGTAGTTCATGGACCGGATGCGGTTGAAACTAGGTTTCAGATTGAATCAGAACCCGGAGCGGATTCGTTAGCGTTATTCCAACTTGAGTTAACTGCTAACTTTGCTCATGCTCGTATGTCTGATGTATTAGTTAGAGAAATACTCACACCAATGAAAAATGATTTCAGAGGTGTTAAGTTCATCAAAGAGGAAGATGCTCAACAATATATGATTCAGTAAGGGTGATGAACCCTAACCCACGCTGATTCATTCGTGCCTAAAGTCCCAACCACGAAGGTTTCTCTGATTCCGCCATTGGGTGCGGGCTTGGGATTGCCGTTTACCGTGATGTATGCGGATGAAAAAATTGACCCATCGTCAACAACGGCAGGGAGATTTAATCGAGATTCAGACTTGTTGGCTGATTCATATCCAAGAACCGGACAGTTAGCAACTCAACCAATGCCGAATGCTCCAAAGATTCAGACTAGACAACAATCATCCGGGGGAATAACTCCCACTTCCGGAAATACTTTCAATTTGAAACCTGTTTATGAATCAGCATATTTTAACATGGGAGCGCCAAGTTTGAATTATGGAATGGGTCAATTAGAGTTTTGTCAATTGATGCAACACTCATCTCGGTCAATGTGGGATGCAACTAAGATTCGTTCAGAGTTCATAGTTCCGAGAAGGACGTATTCGACCGCCGGAAGATACACATCCCATCCCCGAAGAAAGTTTGCATCAGCAAGACAAGGTAATTTTTCTTTGATGGAAGTCATGTCCGCTCCCGACGTCAACGCACTTCACACGCCATGCGACCAATTAATCGGAACAGTGGGCGGCTTGGATGGAGTCGGCGCTTGTTCAAATGCAAACTTCAATGGTGGAATGCGGGTTGCGGCTTTGACTCATTTTGCTAAATCCGATTTACCTTCGAACGGTTTTGGCTTGACTTATGGCGACGCACATAATACAATATTCGCAACATCTCTGCATTCTCATCCAATCAAGGATGGTCAGACTACAGCAAATGCCGGCATCGCTTCCAACGGCGGCGGGACTTCCGATTGGTCGGGTCAAAACTTCTATGAAACTTGGGATGTTATGTGGACTTTGAATCAACACACAATTCCTCAAACATTGACCGCAGGGACTACGCTCTCCGCTCCCGATGCTTGTATGACTGCTGACGCTACCAACAATACAGACGACGACCATTACTTCAAGATGAATACAATTCAAAGTGTGGCCGTTCGAGACATACCGACATATGGTGGAACAGAGAAGACCTCTCCAATAGGAGCGGCGCAGTATGGGAATCATGTAGTTGCTGATTCTTGCGGGCTTGTAGGATTTGAGGGAACTATTTCAGTGTCGGGATTCTTTTCAGTTTCAGCCGGAAAACTTGGTGGTAATAGTTTCAGTGAAGATTTATGGAATACAGAAGGCGTCGGATATGGCGGATTAAACATACAGGTTCACTCCGGTTTGACTCATAGAAGAAATCGCTTGTACTCTCAAAGAACAAACAATGCCGCTAAAGAATATGACACGATTTTCAGATATGGTTCAGACGGAACAGCAGTTCAACCGATGACAGATGCGATGAAAACTCGCGCAAAACGCTTTGCCGGTTCGACTATTGACGCCAATAGTTCTTCCTTCTATGCAACAAGAACTCTGTACGACAACAAGGGTTCGTTTGGTGGCGGCGGAAATCAAGATTTAGTTGGAGATATTCCAACAACAAATGCTCCGGGAATCCTTGGAGATACTGCGGACATGAATGCAACTTCGGTTTCTAACACTTACAGTTCGGCTTTCTTGAAAAACAGGATTCCAACAAAAGTAAAAATTGTTCCTCAAATTGTTGGATATGAAAATATCACAGTCGCTCCCGGAAGTTCGAAGACAACTCAACATAGTGGCGCTTCTAATATTGTATTTAGAAAACCAATTGTCGATTATCACGTTCTCGTCTCCGTAATAAAACCGACAACAAATGTTGCGAAGTCAGCGGCGGCAAGTCCGAACAACGGACACGAAGATGTTGGAACTCCGACAAGTCGAAATAATCCCGCTCCAAGATGGCCGACTATTGACGCCAATTACGACGGGGAGTCATGCAACATTTTCCATGCGGTTTTCAGAATAAATCCGGAAAACTTGGAACAGGTTTACATCAATACTAGCCAAGGGGCGGCTCACGATTTGAATATGAATGAGAAAATATGCGCTCATTCTGTTATGCCTAGACATAATTACGGCACTAACGCTCTCGCCGGAAAAACTTCGCAGGGTTGGGGTCTTCATCAAATGACACCATTTCGACCAATCTCAAATCACGCTTGGGCAAAGATTCCTAGACTATCCGGAACAATTGAGCCGGGTGGGTTTTATCAGAGAGGTGGAATATCTCATTTATGGGATGCTGATGGATATGGTGGCGAACTTTTCGTCTCCGCTGACATGACTCACGCTTCTGATTTCAACTCACAAGTTTGGGGCAACGGACAGATGTGGCCGGATGGAGATAACAACGCAGGTAATCCGCCCGGTTCTGAACTTATGATATTCAAATACAGTAGCAGGGGCGACCCATTTTACACCAAGGGGGCTACTACAATGGCCGATAATCCACTAAGGGCGGCGATGGTAGCCAAGACCAATACAGACTACATAACAGGGTTCTATGCGGCTTCTATGGATGGCGGTTTTACTATCACTGACACTGCAACAAAAACTTGGAAGGGGTGGTCAATTCATGATTGGGTATTCCCTCAAAAAGAATTGATGAGATATTTGGGAAGAGAAGACAAAGGACTTCTTTCTAATCACCCAAGTTTGCACTGCTCGTCTCTTAGCATTCAAGAAGATGGCCGAATGTTAATGGCCGCCATTCAGAGAGATGTGATTGTCAGTGCTGACGAATATCCTTACGAAGATGTAGGATTTCCATTGAATCCGAGTATAAGTGCGACAGAATGTCCGTCGGGTTTCTATTACGATGCGGCTTCTAAAACCTGTAAATCAATTATGAATCCGACTTACGATTCTAGCGGAAGTGTTTGGCCGGGAACAGGAGATGAAATAGCCGGCTTGGAAGCACCTAGACCTGTTATTGCGGCTGACGGAACTAAATCAACAAACACTCCACCCGGAAATAATTTTTCAAGATGGCCGACTTGGACTACTCTGAAAGCGAACACAAAGGCTCGTTCTCTAATTCTATTATTCAGCAACACCCCTGCTTCCGGTGGAAAACTTGTAGCAGGCCGAGCCAAGTTTGACATCACGACAGAGAAAGTCGGAACACAAACTGTCTCTGTTGAAAATTGGACTTTCGACGATACATGGTGGAATGGTTCACAGATTGCTTGGTGGTATCAAGAGTCGGGTCAGAGAGCGATACCGATTACATACGGTTCGTACCCCGAAGCAAGATGTAGTCATGCCGTTCTTCCAAGAGCGCTTCCGCATCTAATGTCTGATGGAACTCACACCGGCGGTTATCCACAGTCGATGCCGATTGATAGAGTCATGAGTTCACCTGCCGGAAATAATGGAACAACTCGTTCGACGCTTGATACTTGGGCTACTGCAAGACGAAACTTCCTACTTCTTACTCGATACATCCCGACAACAATTGGATTTTCAGATTTCGGAATTGGAATGAATCCACATCAAGAAGTTGGGTGGGCCGGTTGGTCAATGCCGACTGCCCTATTCGACCCAATAGACTACGGTAATGGAACAGACTTCTTCCAAGAAACTAACATATTGATTTCACTTTGGGAAAATTATTTTCCGAATAATAATCAAAACGCTAGTGCGGCTAGAAGTTATATCGGACCGAGAGGTGGTTTCTCTCACTTCGGTCCTTTGCATTATGGAACTTCGGGATTCAATCACCCATACGAAACTGACATAATTTGGACTCAAGTTCACGGCGGAGTTGGGTATGACCTTCCTCTTCATCTTCTGATTCCGCCGGCAGTTCATGTTCGAGCAAGAAGTGGTGGAAATGGTTCACTCGATTTGGAACTTGAATTGCCGTTTCACAGGACAGATACAATCGAACTTGACGGGGCTATTGGGTTCAATAGTGGGTTCGACAAAGGCCCCGAAAACTTGCCGGGTGGCTCAAGGCCGACTCTTGGAAATTATTCATTATCGACGAATCTTTGGAATCGCAAAACTTTGAACTCGGGCGGTGCGAAGATGGGTGGTTATGATTCCTCATATCAAAGAGTACACGGACCAATAATCGAAGGTACGGGATTGACTGCTTTTTGGGGCGACCATCCAACAGATAGATTCCATGCTTCGGCTATGCCGATAATGCCACCTAACACATACAGTCATAAAGAAGTCGAGACAAATATGTACCCACCAATCATGCTTGCTAGAAGTTCTGAATACAATAGGTTAGACCAATTGGCAGTCAGTGAACAACTGCAATCATCAACCGAAGTTCATCTAAGTCAGACAACAAGACCATTTTGGGATTCCGGTTCTATGGTATCTGCTAGAGGTGTCGGTTCGATGAATGATAAAAAATTGAATCGAGCGAGATTCCTTTCAGAGATAGCAGGCAAGAAAGTTTACACATCTCCCGAAGCGTGTGTTGATTTCACATTTACAGGAACGAACAGTCCGGATGCCGGATTAGGAAAAGGTCAGAGAATACTAAGAACACCCGAAGGAACTCTTCACCAATTCTTAATCGAAAGAAGTGGGCAGGCATCAAGTTCGAATATGCCGATGTGGACTCACTACAAACAACCGACAGGACAGGATTTATTTTGGAATAGCAAGGCTCTGAAAACAGACGGTTCAAATTACGATGGTAAAGATGAATGCGGACCTTTGTTAGAAACTCTGACAGGAAGTTCAGACAAGGGTCGAGTATTGGGTGCGGCATACGCAAGCGATTCAGCCGGTACAATCCACGCTGTCATCGAGTACACCGCTTTGAAGTCCGATTCCACATCAACTCTCGAAAGGGCGCACAGGCTTTACTATACATACGCCAAGCGCACATTGAAATCCAACTCTCCAACTCCTGTTTATGATTGGGATTGGTCAATTCACACGCCTCAATTGATTAACGCCGGAACTCTTACAGGAACGGATGGAGAGAAGGCCGGTTCACCAAATGACCTAAGACAACCGTCGTTAGTTTGCGACGCATCAGACCGCCTGCATTTGGCCTTTACACAGGTAGTCAAATCAACCAATGGTGGGTCAAGAAATTATTCAGCGATATGGCTAATGAACAAGTTGGCTACAGAAGATGAGTTCCCTGCGTTCGTAGGTAATGGGAATCATCCGGAGACAACGGATTCCCGTATTCAATTGGTATCTCCGATAATGACATCAGCCGAAGAATCAAACGCGGCAACAAATAATCCGGCGACTCTGAATCAAAAAGTAATTTATTGCGATATGCCGAAAATATGTTTGCGAGGTGATGGTGTTCCTGTTGTGTTTTATCGAGGCGACCCAACAGCGAACTACACAACTGCCGCTAGAAGGTTCACGGCTATTTACGTCAATAGGGGAGCGGAAGGAACATCCTCGGACTCCATGGGAAGAATCAAGTTTGACACGAGTCAAGCAGTTTCGAACTTGGGTTATGTTTTGTCGGGAGATGTTAATTCGACGCCTGCTACAGATGTGATTTATTATGATGCAATTATTGATGAGAAAGACAGAGCATACACGACCGGCATTTGGGGGAATGATTCGACTTATCATAGAGCAACCCAAGTAAACACATTCAATACAAGACAAGATTTCCTTGAACAATATACAACGGCGAAAGGTTTGGGAACGACTAGAACTTTGTACGCAACGACAGTAGCCTCGAATACTTTGTCATATCTTAGCGACATTACAATGACTTCAAACGGAGACGGACAGATACACATGATATTCGGTTTCTCTTTACAAGGAGCAACCCCGAAAGGAAAAACAACCCGAACAACTAACACAACTCAAAGTATAATCTCACCACTACAAGTTCCGGCAACGCCTGTTAGTCCAATGGACGCAACACAGCCCGGAGACGGAACAATCTATGATGGCGGATATACTGATTCAATGGCACATCAAAACTTTTCAACGGGTGGAAGTTATCCATCAAGTTTGAAAGATTGGGAAGGACAGAATAAACATTTCTTGGAAGTTTGGATGCCTTCTTTCGAATGGTCGCAAGCCGGCTCGGATGACCATTGGGTGATTCGCTCGGTGAACATGAGATGGTTGTCCGTTCCCGGTCTAGGATTCGACTCAACTAATGGTTGGTTTCCGACAGGAGCGGCGAGCGGAATTGCGGGAACTGAAACATTCCCTCATCAAGCGCCTCAATTGCGCTATCAGAGATACAATGGATTCAATGCTTCCGCTCTTGATTTAGCGTGGCTGACAAATGAAATGTCATGGAACAAAACCCCTCTTCCTCAATCCTCTCTTTACCTTCCGGGTGGCGGAACTCAATATGTCAATCCGGCGGATGAAACTAATGCAGGCGGAACTACTGCTGATGAAATCCCGGGCTATCCAATATGATTAACACTGATGATTATCCCAAGTGGGCGATTTGGTTAATGAAAAAGATTGGAATCATTATTCAGTAAGTGTCTCTAGTCCATTCCATTCCACTTTGGAAGATAACTCTTAATGTTCCATAACGACCTTCTGCTCTAAATCTTGTCATGAACATATCGAATGCAACAGTCTGCATTTGCCTAGATGTTGTTTGGTCTAACAAATCAGAAGGTTGAGGACCTGCTCTGAATCCACCAACAAGCGAAAGGTATTGTCCTTGAAGGTCAAGAGATACCCCTTGTTCAGTCGTTGCGACCCATTCTTCGTCAGCCATTCCATCTCTTACAAGTGCGGATAAGTATGCCTGCGCTTCTGCGGTTGTTGCTCTGTATTGCGGTTGTCCGTAATCTCTGCTCATATACTGTCGTGTACTGCTTTGCCTATAAAGGTTTCGTTCTATCAATGTTAACACATATCAATGAAAAGATTAGAATAATTTTGTAAGGGCAACAGTATGCCTCTGTTCAGATTCGCCGGTTTGGCGGCCGCATATTCCACACAATCCCGGTAAGGATTTCGTTCCCAACCACGAGAACTCAAATGTTTTATAGATAGGCTACTGACCACCATTCTCTCACGTTAGTTCATTTTATAATCAAGTCTAACACCAAGCAATTCCTTTCGGACCTCTTAGAGTGCGTTCCCCCTATCCTGTTGCCCGGGCGTCAAAGCGCCCAAGAGAAGCCACCTTCCCTCAAACCTAACGAACAGCCTTTGGCTTATAAAGGTTTCGTTTTATCAATGTTAATAGTTATCAATAGAAAGATTTATTAATGGAATGTCCTAGGACAGTACAGAGTGAACGGCGCTTATCCGAGCAAAGTTCGCAAACCCGGTGGCTACGACCGATTCGAACTTGATTCGTCTTAGCCTAGGAAGTTGGGGGATATGAGAGAACATATTCTCCGTTAGAAGATTGACTGTATTGCTTGGAAGCAGAACACTTTGGGGCGAACTTGGTCTGTTCTATCTTCTATCATATAGGAGCAGGGATGCTTCTAAGCCACCGGGAAATCGCATAATTCAAAAACCAATCAATTCATAAAGGTGCGGCAAGGGTCAAGAACATGGATAAAATCCGCATCGACACTAAGAAGTACGATTCTCATCTATCTCAAAAGTGGACTGACGAGAATGCGGCAGGCAACGAGTTCCTTTGGAATGCAAGAATTGAGATACTTTCGAAGAAGGATTCCAACGCATTTTGGAAAGGCGAAGGATGGCGAACTGCACCACGTCGGCCGAGGAACATAGCACTTCCCTATCAGTGGTTATTTACACAATCAGACAAATTAGATTTCCCGGGGCGCTTGAAGCCTGTTCCGGGAACGTGCAAAACGACGCTTGAAGTTCTTGATTACGGATGTGGTCGCGGCCAAGATGCTATGAGATTCGGTTTCAAGAAATACGACCCGAATTGGTTTCCGGACTCTCCATGGGACCCGGTGAGAATAGAGGGGAAATATGATTTCATTTTCTGCATCTATGTTCTCGACGTTATATTAACATCGGAAAAAAGACATGAGGTTGTAAATGATATTCGGCGCTTGTTGAAACCGGGTGGACAGGCTTACATCATTAACAGATGTGATGATTATGCAAGCATGAAAGATGGAAAAGTGGTAAGGAAAACCGTTGATTCATCTTGGGAACTTGCTAGAGTCGAACCTGCTCGTGAATATGGTTGCGCCGAGATTTACAGAAACTTCTTTTTCCAAGTTTGGGTTTGCGACGATAAAGGTCCTTGTGTTCCGGAAAACACAGTGGAATTGAAGACTTCATGGACGGGCTTGGTATCGGAAGAGGAATAAGCCCCGGCGAAGTCTGAAAGGCCGTGGATAGGAAGTTAGAGCGCTATCATCGGATAGTCCGTGAGTCTCCAAAAGAAACAATTGACCCACCTGCCGGCTTGTCAGAAGCAATAGAACAAATGTCGAAAGACAAGAGAAGGCCACGAACTGCGATAGCAAGATGGGTCAGCAAACAGTGGGCGGAATTGCATTACGAAAGAATACAAGGTCAACCCTTGCCCGAGGCTTCTGCGGCTATTGGGATGGTTCAGAAGGAAACAATCGAGAGGCCAACTCACTTCCCAACTCATTTCGGACTTGGGTTAGTCCCGTCAACATTATCAATTGGCGGTTGGCGACAGGATAAGACATACACTTCATGTTATACATCTTTGAGCGTTCCTAGGCCATTCGACCCGACACTCCATGGAACTATCGCCGGAACTGTTGGGTTCAGTTATATGGGCTACCAAGGAAATCCCGACCCGGCTCAATATGACATAACCACTAGAAGAGGCGGTGGTCCTCGTGGTGGTTTCAGTTGGACGACAGGACCAACAGAAGGAAATTATCCTACTAGCGTTCTTCCTCAACCGACTTTCAATCTCGGCGTATTGGGATTCAGTAATGGCGGATGGAATCCCGAAGGTCTTCAATGGACGAATAGACCCAAGCAAGTTCGACTTCAAGGTCTTAGAAATAATTCGGTTCATCGTGTGATGTTCGCCCGTTCTCGAAAAGTAATGTTCAGAAACTTGTACGGTCCAATATCAGAAGACGAAGCGACACCAAAAGCGCCGAATGTTTTGATTAACGGAACAAAGCCAATTTCCGGAATCAAAAACTTGCGAATAAAACGCCGATATAATGCACCTGCCGAGGCGACTATTGACCTCAATAGTGTGGCGGGAAGACGGTCCGGTATTGTGAAACTTGGCGACACGGTGCAAGTTTTTGCATCTCCCCGGGAGTGGGATAATCCACCACTAATTTTTACAGGATTCGTTTCAGACATTGAAGAAGATTCTACCACGGTTTCAATAATCTGCCTAGATGCTCTAGGGTATTTGACGAAAGAAGTTCTTTTGACTAATCCAACATACCAAGAAACCGACGCGGGTGTGGTTTGTAGAGATATTATCGCAGGTTCTTCATACGGTCCGCCGCTAGGAAAAATCTCAACACAAACCCGAGTTATACTTCCCTCAAGTTTGGATTTGTCTAAGAAAAGTCGTCTCGATGCAATCCAAACAATACTCGATATTGTCAACAACACACCCAACCAAGTCATACTTCAAGCAGAGGTTAACGGGTACATTAATCTTGTGAGATTGAGGGAAGTTGATGATACAAGTTTGAAACCTTACATCGCCGGGAGACTGCCAAAAACTTCTGTCCCACAGGATTTGTACCCGACTCAAATAACTAGAGATGAGGGAGATTTAGACTTCGTAAATAAAGTGTCAATCACAAACTCTGAAATCGGTTTGATAGCAACCGAACCTACAACACCTGTTCAAAATCCTGTTCATATTATTGTCGAAGAAACTGCGGCGACTGACGTTCCGACAGCCAAGTTCTTTGCTCAACAAATATTGAATCAACAAGGTCGAGCAGGTTCTCGTTGGAATGTTCAAGCGCTACCGGAGAGGTTTGATATTATGCCGGGTCAAGTAGTTGACTTCGCTTCCACTGATGGCGGTCTAGCAGGCAGGCAAAGAGTATTCGATGTATCAATAAAATACAGCCCGAGCGACGTATCAATGACGATGACTGTTGGTCGTCAAGCCCCCGATTTGGTTGCCATGTTGAGATATGCAACAGGCGTTTCGCAATAATCGGAGTTTTTATCCCCATCATTAGATTCCCCCCCTTTAGGGGGGAATCTAGTCTAAAGAATCGAACTGACTAACCCCCTAAGAGACACATAGTATAGTTGAACTGTATATACATCAGAGTATGAGTATGTTCGTTTAATTAATTAAGGTGGGATTAGCAGGGAATGATATGGGCGCGGACACTCTTTTCCTTGAAAGCCCTGTTGTTGGGGCGTCGCGCCCATGGGGTTTTGTGTTATTTCTCCCCATTAATATGCGCCCCGATGATAGGCAACAAGCGACGGTGAAATGAATGGACTTTTTAGAATTAGAAACTACGACAGGATTAACGATGATTCGAATTGATGACATTTCAGCAATCACACACATGGAATATTGTTGGGAGATTCATCTTCAATCGGGAACTATATTCAGAACAAACGACGAGAACAATCGTCTCCGTGAATGGATGCACCGAAGTCAAGGCGGAACAATGTCTTACAACGGCATTCCGAAGAAATGAGGAATCTGCGGTCAAGAGCCAACACCCGCCCCCCGTCGGGGGTGGAGCAAGCCAACTCTGATTTACGGGTTTACCCTACAGGTGGAAGGCCGGCCGGTGAAGTCGCCTATTCCGGCTGACTCTATCGCATTTGACCCTGTAGCCGTTTAGTTATAAACCTTTTCATTGATAACTCAAGACATTGATGAGGCGGGGGAGCAACCCCCCATTTAGAATCAAGCCCGCAACCATGCGTGGGAATCGAACCTCTCGTAGCCCTCTTCTTCCTCAATCTAAGCGAACAGCCTTTGAGTTATAAATCTTTTTATTGATAACTCAAGACATTGATAGAACAAAACCTTTATATGCTGGAAGCCGTAGGACAGAACATGAGCGGCGAGACGACATTCACAACAGGCGAGACATACAGAGCAACATCAGTTTGCGATTCAAACTGTCATTGGTACTTTACAGTAGAGCGCCGAACAAACGCATCAGTATGGGTTTCAGAGCGTGGAGAAGAAGCAGTTCGCCGAGCAGTAAGAAATTACAATGGCGAAGAGTATTTCATGCCTTTCGGAACTTACTCAATGGCCGCTCATTGTTCAGCGGGCAACGTCGCTTAATAACGTGGGAATCACCCCTCGTTCTATGGGCATTACTAGAATCAACATACCAAGCAAAGCACCGCTTCCGGACTTGTGGGAGAAAGTTCGTCCGGACTTCCCAATGCCATCTCCGAGGAAATATCAAGACGAAGTTCTCAACGTAATTTATTGGGCGCTTGAAAATGACGACTTCGATAACATAGTCATCCAAGCACCTACCGGAATCGGGAAGTCGGCAATCGCCATGACTGTTCAATCAAGATTTCAATCAGCATATCTTCTCGCCCCAAGTTTGGGATTGGCTCAACAATACAAAGATGATTACGGTCATGTTCTCAAAGAAGTTCGAGGCCGTTCCAATTTTCCTTGTTGGGTTCGTTCGGGTAATGCTGACGGAGCGCCTTGTCATGGTGTCAAGAAGTCCTGTCCTCACACGAAGCGGGAAGACCCTTGCCCGTACTACGAACAAAAATACGCGGCTACTGATGCTCGCTTGACGCTCTCGAATCCGGCATATATGTTCAGAGTCATACAGGGCGACCCAAACTTCGACCAAAGAAAGTTCGCAATAATTGACGAGGCTCACAACATGGAATCCTTCTTCATGGATTTGATGGAAGTAAAAATAACGACAAGAGATTGGCAAATGATTCACGGCGCTCGTACAGGTTTACCAATGGCTTACGCTCCCGAGGATTGGAAAACTCCGATGGAGAATCTTTTCAATGGCGCGAAGCGTTATCTCGAACTTGCGGAAAAGGATGAAGATGAGAAGGGTGTAGAAAATGGGCGCAAGTTATTGAGCCGATGTTCAACATTTTTGGAATTGCTAAAACAACCGAAGAGAGTTATTGTCGAAACCAAGAGCGACAGGAATGGGAAGTTCGTAGTTGCGAAGCCTATTCGTGTCAATAGTTTCGCGCTTGAACATCTCGAACGAATCAGCGAGAAAAGAATATTCCTTTCAGCGACAATTTTGAATTGTGAAACCTTCCTCAACAATCTCGGACTTGGGCATCAGAAAACTCTGTATGTTAATGTCAACAAATCTCCATTCAATCCGGATAACTTCAATATCGTTTACGCTCCATGTGGTCCTATGTCTTGGAGCAAGCGTGATAATAGCGTCAAGAAACAAATCAAAGCGATAGCCGCAATCATGGATAGAAATACAGACAAGCGTGGAGTCGTTCTGCCTCACTCACATTATATCCGTGAGAAAATTGTTGATGGACTTCGCGACTTGGGTTATGGAGATAGGATTCTAACTCATGGTTCAGATGCGACAGGACGCAATATTGCGATTGACACTTTCTTCAAATCTCCGAGACAGGATTTAGTTCTCATCTCGACCTACGTCGGTGAGGGATTCGATTTCAAAGGCCGGCTTGCTGAATGGTTGGTCATTTGTAAGATTCCATTCCTTCCTGTCAAAGACCCTCAAATCGAATTGAGAATGAAAGAGGACGAGCATTCATGGAGACGAGACAACGAAGGAACTCCGGCTTGTCCGTATGAAGAACCGAATAAATATTCAAACGGAATGTGTTCATCATTCAACTGCGCGAAACCTTGTCAGTCATGGTACAATCTCCAAACTGCTCTGAAACTTGTACAGGGCGCGGGACGAATTATTAGAAGTCAAGATGACAAAGGCGACCTGTACATCCTTGATGGGTCGTGGCAAAGGTGGGCGAGATGGAACAGTCATCTGTTGCCGTCATGGTTCAAAAACTCAATAAGAGAGATGAAGCCGTGGTTGAAGCGAGGGATTGCGTGAAAGAATTACCCGAGTTCGTTCTTGCTCCGAAGCACAAGTTTGAAATGAATGGCGAGACTATTGACATCCCCTCAAGAAAAGTTCGAGTTTACGGTTATGCAAATTGGCCGTCATGTCCGAATTGTAAAAGAGAAGGACCTATGGATGGCTTTCTTCTCAAGCCCGAGGAATGGCCGAACGCTGTAATCATTTGCGGTGAACATCCGGGTTGCGGAATATTTTGGTGTCAGATTGGAGTTCCGCCCCAAGACCATACTTGGACGTATATCGAAAGTAATGGTTGACGGGCATGAAGTTTCAAACGGCACAAGAAACTGCTTTTTATGAGTCCGCCTCTCTCTTCCTTGTGTTGTTCCATTATTCCAATCATGCCCTGTGAGTAAGATAGAAAGGCCGCTCCCAAATCGTCCGTTCGTTCGGGAACGCCTTTCGGCGAGAGAAGATTTCTGTCCTTCCAAGACCCCTGCGGTGGCGGTTCTGCCTCGTGCTTGAAGGGCGGTGTCGGAGTGGCTTTCTTCTCTGTACTGTCGTAGGCACTTCCGGCTATAAAGGTTTCGGTTTATCAATGTCTCATTCTATCAATAAAAAGACTTATAAACAGACACCTATAGGGTCAAACAGCGAAAGTGGGTACGCCACCCACACAACAGAGGTTGTAAAATATTCATGTTGGGCAGTTCGCCGTCAGAAGACTGACGTTAAACAACGAGGAAGTACACGGCAGACCCCGGGCGAGGGGAAGTGGCAGAGGGTAGGGGCTGTCGCAACACGGATTACACGGATTCGTGATAGTAGGTAGGGGCTATCACACACGACTTTCTTATTAACGTGGGAATGTCCCATTTCAATATGGACGGCGAAGTTAGGCAATCAGCGGACAGTGCAACAAGATTTGATGTGGTGGTTGAAGGACTCGAATGTTCACTGACATTTTTATCAGCCGCAAAAGGTAGAATGGACTTCGCGCTTGAGATTGACGGTACACCGAAGGGTAAGATAAATGTCCTATCTCAACACTCACTTAGCCGGCTTGACAGTGGTTTAGAGGGTGATGCAAAAAAGAATTGGGCTAACAGAATGTTGGCTGTCGGAATTATTCTGAAAGATGGAACATATATTCCCGCTCCGATTGAGAAGCGAGAACTTGTTGAAGCATCAACTTACCACGGTGAGGATTCAACTCTTGGGGCTATTGACGCCGATACGATTGAAGAGTTCCTAAAGAAAGAGGATTTGATTGACCGAGTGAATGAGATTCTACACGAATCAAGAGGAACACCTTTTGTCGGTGATGATGCGAACTTGCTTCTCACGTTCTTAGTTATGTTGTCATGCAAAACCGGAAGTCCACTGAATCTTGAGATGATTGGTCAGTCAGCGTCCGGAAAAACATACATGACTCTAACTGCTAGGAACGGTTTTCCTAAGTCGATGGTTATGGTTCTAGCCGGTGCATCTCGTGAAGCATTGAAGTACGATTATGATGAAGTCGATGAAGACGGGAACTTCATTGTGAAAGTCGATGGTAAATGTATTGTCGTTCTTGAGAAAGATGAATCAGAACCTTTCATTAGAAAGATGAAACCATTAATGTCCGGCGACGATTCAGAATTGGTTTGGAAAACTCCAATCAAAAATGAACTGACAGGAGAGATTGAGACAAGAGATTTCATTATTAGAGGTCAACCAAGTTTCATAACGCTAACCACTAGAAATCCTAGGGAACAAGAACAAATCACAAGACAACTTCTGATGACTCCGGATATTACAAGCGAGAAAGTCGGAATGGTTGTTGAGAATCAATTACTCTCCAAAGCAAGACCCGAACAATTCAACGTCCATCCCGATGTGAAATTATTACAAGCGTCAATGCTGTCATTGAAAAATTACAAAGTTAGGAACATATTCGCTCCTATAATGTCGGACTTCTTCCCTGCTAAGAACGCTCAACATCAAAGAGACATAGCAAAAGTTCTGTCAATAATTGATTCAATCACTTTGTTGCATCAACATCAACGCCCGGTTGAAGTTTTCAACGATACAGAATATCTGTTGTCTTCTGTTGAAGATAATGTGTACGGATTAATCCTTGCCGACTTGGTATTGAGAGCGAGCCTGTCGGGTGTACCGGATGGTTCGTGGGTTATCTTCACCGAGATGACTGCGATGGAACAATCGAAAAGACCACTCTCCGCTGACAATATTCTTCAATGGCTACACATCAATGCGTTCGCCTGCACCAAGAATGCTTTGCTCGAAAAACATTTGCCGACTTTAGAAGATGCCGGCTTGATAGAAGTAAAAGCAAGAGGTGGTGGCCGAGGCGGTGGGAGAAAGACATGGCGCTTGGTGAAGACCCGTAGCGGTTTAATGGAGACATATGCCTTAACACCCCTATTCATTGAACACGCACGAAAAGCAATCCCTGTAATCCTCGAGGACTTCGCTGACGTGATTACTAGAGCAGGCAAACCCGCAAAGTTCAGACAGATAGATAAGAACGAAAAAGCAATTCTGAAATCGCTTGGATGTAAATCAAAGAAAGATTCGCAGGTTTGGCGAAGTTTGTTATTACCAAATTACATGAGAAAATCAAATCGAGATAGAATGCTTTGGGACATTATTGGCGTCAATAGGTCAAGAGACTCAATGTTCTCCGGCACAAGTTGGCTTGACCAAACCAAGAAATCAACTGCGACTGAAAAGTTAGAAGCGCAAAAGTCTGTCAGAGAAACTATCAAGAAAGTGCAAATATCAGAGCATTCGAATGAAGGATGGGAATCCTTGGCTGAATTATACATTGATGAATATGAAGATTCTTGAACACACCCTGTCCTTTATATTGGTGGGGAATGAGGGTACGATATGAGCAAATCTCAAACTGCATTACCCAAGATAGCAAAGAAACGCCTCGCACCATATATTGAGCGCGGCATAGTGAACGGCATTTTTACCGACGGAAAACCCGTCGCTGAAATGTATCAGAGAAAAGCGAACGACCCTTCGTTGTCGCAAACCATCTCTGAACTCGGCGGAGCATCATCCGAACCGGCGCAACAATTCATAACCGAAACTGTATTAGTGGATTTATCCGCAATCCTTCGTCAGAAGAGATACACCGGACACCTAGATATATGGGAAGTAAATCACCGAATCGTTGGTGTGGCTTCCGGAAATCCTCGCCCTGTATGTTTCATCATGGGACAGGCAGTAGTTGAAGATGACGATGTTGAATCAGAACCTTCATTATTCAGACTTTCACTTTGGGACGCAGACGCTTCTCTAGCAGATGACGTTGAAAGAGATGGAAAATATTCTCTAGCAATAACCTGCAAGAATCTTGACGCAGATATTCTTGACCTTCGACCAATGCAAGGTCTTGCTTCATTCGCTCAAGAAGAATACGAACATGGCGACCGTCAAGAATTACTCAAAGGATTATTCGACATAACAGATATTGCGGACTTGGAAGACAATCTTTCAGTCGGAAACAACGACTTCCGTCTTATCGAAGCATCAGTATCTTACGCCGGAGTTCAAAACTCTCGTGCCGGAAATCAATTCGGAAAAATGCTACTGAAAGACGACTCAACTATGACCATGGATGCAATTGAATCCGGTGAGAATCTACTTCTCAACTGTATGTGTTCAACTGCAATCGCTACACGATTCGGAAAATACTCAAAAATATTGGCTCTAGTATCTGTAAAGTCATCCAATGACTACGGATTATCAGCAAACATGGAATGTGCAATCGGTCTAGTGGTTGTTTCTCCACCCGAACCCGAGACACCGAAAGGTGGCGATGACGACGATGATGATGCGGCGTCATATTTCAAAACGAATGTCCCGACAATAACTGACGATGATGACGACGAAGAAGATGTGGCTTCTGAAACACCAACTGAAACTACTGCAATAGTTGAAGATTCCACGGCAGAGGAAACAGAAGAAGTTGTCGAGACACCTACTCCAAAGAAGGCTGAAAAAGCCGCTGAAAAAGCCGCTGAACCCGCTACAGATGGCGACGATGATTGGGACGATTGGGACTGATTGGAGTCGCTTAAATAGGTGGTAAATGAGGGATTGATATGGCTAAGAAGAAGAAGACTGATTATTCAGCATTAATAGCAACGGCAGATACGGGAACATCAATGGCGGAGAGCAAACCACTTCGTCATATGAAATTACAGGCATTTCCGGGCGGTGGAAAATCACACTTCTCTCTGTCCTTTTTCGACCATGAAATGAAAACTGCCGGCTTGAAACCGGAAGAAGGATTGATGACTATTATTGATTGTGATTTAGAAGGCCAAAGAGATTTGGTTGCTCGAGATGACATACTATCTCCGGAACTTCGCCCACGACTTTACAGAAAAGTTTGCCGAACACCCGAAGAAGTAAACCAAATGGTTCTAGCATTTATCGACTTGCACCGACAACACGCCGAAGAACATCCGGATGGCGTCCGTGTAATGTGTATGGAAAATGAAGGCGCGTATTATCTCGCTTGTCGTGATTATTACTCGATTGAAGTTCATGGAAAATCAGAGGCAGAACAATTACTATCTCGACAGGCTCAAGCAATTTCAGAAGGGAAGAAAACTCTCCCTATGTTTGCCGAAGGTCAAATGCACTCTTACAAAGTTATTAACAAAATGTTCTTTCAACCATACGAGAGATTGAAGGTTGGTGCGGAGATTTACAAATATCATTTCATCTCCACCGTTCTTTTGAAATCTTACACCGAAGGATATGGAACTGCAAATGAGAATCGTGTAGTCGCCGCGGCCGGACGTGCTGATTTGACAGACCCTTTGTTTGATTGGATTATAGAATTGACTCAACAACAGAGGACAGTGAAGGGCGAATTAAAGACGCGCCACGTATCTGAAATCAGAAAATCAAGAACTTGTAAACCGTTCAGAATAGAGAACCCAACACAAGAGAAGTTTTGGAATGCCGTAAAAAAGCAATCCTAAACATCTCCGTTAGCGAGTTCTTCAAATAGGTGGCTAACAGCGAAAGGAATGTGAACAAACATGAAAGTCCCGTACTTATCCGCATCCCGTTTGAAGACTGCACAAGATTGTCAACTATCTTACAAACTTCGTTATGACCCACCAAATGAAGAAGCAGTTCAAGTAAAATGGGCTAACGAACATCGCGACAATCTCGGACCTGCTCGTCTTGGCGGTAATATTCACAACGCTCTCGAAGAGTGGAGAAGACCAAATCCAAAGACAGGAAAAGTCAGACGCCCACGTCTTGACAAACTGCTAGAACTTTACGACGCTGAATGCGCCAAAGCGGAAATTGATTTCGACCTCTATGAAGATGGAGTGAAAATGTTGACACGTTGGTTTCAGAAGAGAGGAACTGCACCTGTCAAAGTTCTTCACGTCGAGCAACAATTCGGTTCTCATAGAGCGCCGTACATTTTGTCAAATGGAGTTCCCGTCTTTGGGTTCATTGATTTGACGCTTGAGATTGACGAGAACACAATCGAACTTGTTGATTACAAAACTCAACGAGCGCCAATCAAACAAGAGGAAGCAGATTCAAATGTACAGGCGGGAATGTATCTTTCAGTCGCTAAGGAATTATGGCCGGATAAGGATATTATATTCACTTTCGATTTGACTCGTTATGGAACTGTTTCAACTCGTTGGTCAGATGAAAAGATTGACACTTTCAAAGCATTCTTGAAAACCAAATGGGAATGGATTAATTCAATTGAAGAACCAAAGGCAACAATCGGACCTGCCTGTAAATGGTGTGCGTTTACTGAAATCTGTCCGAAGGCTCAAAAACTTGTTCAGATGGGAGCGTGGGATATTGTTGTCGGAGCAACACCCGTTGATGATGACCCCGATGAAATGTTAGACCAACTTCAAGGAATCAAGGCGGCTCAAGCAATTCTCACAAAGAAAAAGAAAGCAATCGAAGACCACATCAAGAATGAGTGGTTCGATAGACACGCCGCCGTAGGAGAAAATACTAGGATTACAGAGAAGTATGCGGTGAAGTGGGAAGATAGGAAAAACAAGAAGTATCTTCCACACGAAGTTCAGCGATTAGTACCGGCCGGAGTTTACGGACAAATGTCAACTTTGTCAAATACAAATGTTGAACGGTTGTTGCCTGTTTTACCCGAGGATGTGCAAAAAGCCATCAGAGACACCGCAATATCTAAACCATTCAAAGCATTGACTATTCGTAAGAGACAAGATGCCAACTGATGAAAATAACAGAGAAGTTCCATCATCAAAGTACGGCAAGCGCCAATTCGGACGCATGGGCAAGACCGATGGCCGCAACGTAAAACGCCTTCATCGAGCCATGTTAAAAGCAGGCGCGGGGCATCCATCCGGGACGGCATTGACTACAGGTCAGATTGTACAATTAGATGACCAACCATTTGAAATGCACCGTCTCACAAATCATCTCGCCAAGAAACCACATCTGTTCAAATGTGTAGGAACTGAAAGAGTCGCCGGAATTGATGGTCGAACTCGATACCCTCAAAAGTTGTGGCTTGCTAGGGAAGATGCCTACGAATAATATTGACGTCAATACCTTGACTACCAAGACTTCCTATAGGCTCTGTATTTTTACTCCTTATAGAACGACGCCGTTTTGAAGCCAAAATAAATGTGCGCTTGCGGCTCAAAAACGCACTTTTTTTCTAGTGCAAAAAGTGTGCAAAAGTTCGATTAAAAAGAAACTATTTCCGGGCTATTGGTGTCAATATTCTGACACTACTTAACCTGTGCAAAATATCGCAAGTTTTTTTCTCAATATTATCCCCAATATACCCACATATTGACGTCAATATATTCGAAAATGTAAAGGAAGTAGGGAAAACGATGTCTTTTCATTGATAAAACCAAAACATTGATAAGGGGGAAGACATAGGACGAAACATGGAGATAAGTCCTAGTTTGATAGGACCAATCGTGGTATTGTTGCCACCTTTGGGAATGATAGTAGTCGGGTTGTTAATGACCGGAATGTTGACCGTTCGTCGGTAAATATACACCATTCATTTCATAAAGGTGTGGAACGACGAAGAACTATGACCTTAACGCCGAATAGCAACGTGAGCAGAACGGGAATCGTTCGTGCCGAATCATCATCTCTGTCAACCGCACTTCGTCGAGCAGTTCTCGACAATCCTTCAAATCCTGTGAAAGCATTATTCACCGAAGAAGGATTGAGTATTTGGACTCACGATATTGCTAAGACAGTTCAACTGATAATGACCAATGCAACAATTGGCGGCTTGAAGGTAAAGAATCCTGTCATCATGTTGCTCGACCCGGAATCAATGGCTTCACTTTTAGATACTAAGTTCCCCGGTGAAATGGTCAAACTTGAATGCAAACCAAACTCTCCAATTACCGTTTCATCTCGAAGCGGTGGAAATGTTGTTTATCATCCGGCTGATGAAGATGATTGTTTCGTCGTTCCCGACCATTGGATTATGCCGAAAGATTCTGACGGTTGGTTTACAATTCCAATGAAGAATGGAGAAAAATGTACAACAAGAGTCGTACTTTCGAAACAAGAAATGCAAAACGGAATAGTTGACATGACTGTCGCCGGCGCTCCTTACGTTTCATTCGACTTCAATCAGAATGGTTCGACCTGCGAATCCGGACATTGGGGTTCAAAGACCAATCGTTCTATGACGCCGATTAATGCAACAGTCGAAGGACCTGCAATATCACTAAACTTCACCGAGAATCTTGGTGGAATCCTCGGTCGGCTTGACGGTGAGAATTACGTTGTTCAGAAACATTCAGCGACTCCGTTCACAATTATTGAAAGTGGTTCGACTGTTGTCGTTGCTACAGAAGCGCAACGTGAGGGATGATAATGTACGACCCGAATCATGGATTATATCAACGAGTGAAAGCAGAATCAGCGCTTGGTATTGACGAGGAAACTCGCGACCAAATTATGACTGCCGTCAAACTTGACTTACTTCTTGCTCATGCGGGAATCACTGACGATAAAATCGAATTGGCTTATGACGCCGCATTGAAAAATCAATTGGCTGATGTCAGAGATGCTTTCGAAGCCCTCGTCGGGAAGGACGAGGATTTGGATGAGATTTGATAATGAGAAAATGGAATTACTTCTCGAACATCTCGGGTTCAGACATTTCCCAAGGGCGATAGGAAATCCAAGACAAGAGTTCGTTTACTCAACCGATGAAGTTTATCCGAAACTTGTTCAGTGGGATGGTAATTCATCTTGCTTCATTTCAACCGGCGGTTATGACGCGCTCAAGTGGGAAGTTGGAAATAAACAAAGTCCGGGTAAAATAATTCACGAGATGACTTTCTTTGACTTCGACCACGAGACGAAACCGGAAAACGCATTTGCTGACGCTCAAAGATTATCTCAATTCTTGACGAAGATGAACATCGCACATTGGGTTCAGTATTCCGGAAGCAAGGGTTATCATTTATTCATAATTCACAAACCTACGAAGTTCAAGTTCGACCATCGCGACGGTTCAGCGGATGCGTTGAAGAATCTTCTAAACCAAACTCAAACTCATCTCGGAAAAACACTTGGACTGAATACTTTGGATGAACAAACTACCGGCGACCCAAAACGCTTGTGTAGGATTCCATTCACTCGTCATGTAAATCGCTTGGGTAAATTATCCGGCAGATATGCTGTTCCTGTTGACACGGAAAAACTTGACACAATTTCACACGAGGATATTGAAAAAATGTCCTATCGACCTCGATACGCTTTGCCTAACATCATCGGGAGAAGACTAACTTTGCGAGATTTCATTGTCGAACTTGGTGTTGAACTTCACCAACCCGAAACTCAACTTCGTGATATTATCAATTCCGATTTCGATTACAATCCATCAACGACGGCATTTCTAAAATCGCTTGAATACAGATGTCCGGGTGTCGTCAATGAATTGAAGCGTAGGAATCCCCCACACAACGCAAGGGTGTTTAGTGCGCTGTTCGGAAAAACATTAGGCTATGATGGGGGGAGATTCGAAGATATTTGGATGGAAATGGGGAAGACAATTGGTTATGTGGACTTACACAATAAAGAGCATAGACTCTATCAAATGTCAACAATATTCGATGACCCGAAATGGCGGTCATTCCCGAACTGTACAACACTCAAAGCCAAGGGCTGTTGCATTGGTGAAACCTGTCCGAGATGGAAGACTTTTCAAGGTGGGGCAACTAACCAAGTTCGTACAATAAACAGGAAGTGGAGAAAGAAAAATGGTAGCAAATAAGACAGCGAAATATGACAAGATAATCGAAAACGAAGAATCGCTTGCGGCGTTCTTTGACGGCGAACCGAACCTTGGTCAACTTTTGGGATTGTACAGATACTCGAAAAACTTGATTGAAGAAATGGCACTTTCGGGAACGAGACAGGATATGCCGGACCAAGATGAGTTCCTATTGACTTCAATAGACCCATGGAAGTTAGAGAAAAAACTTGGGGAAATGATTCTGAACGAAATGGTTAGCCGACATCGAAAAGTTGACCATCGAGAACATTGGACGATGTGCGCGTATCTCGGAGATTTAGGATTCGAAGTTGTTCATCTCAATACAGGAGAAGGAGATGTATCAAGTCGAAAAGTCAGTATCGAGAGAAAAGAGGACGACCTCGTTCCGTCTCTGTTCGATGGCAGAAGACTAAGACAACTAAGCGCCATGAGAGAAACTGCTGAATATTCATTTTTGATAGTTTCGAAATCATATACGGAAATCAAAAAGGGATTACAAGAGCGACAAGTTTCAGATAAAATCTTCACGTCGTTCATAGCAAGTTTGGCCGCTGTTGGCTATCCGCCGATGTTTATTGATGACAGATACGACGCCGCTCAAGTGATGCACCAATTAATCGGGAAGATTGAAGATGACAATCATCGACTCTATGTTCCCCGACCCAAAGGCGCTAACCCAACTGATTTCCGAAATGCTATGGTCGAGGCTTTGCCGAAGGTTGGATTCAAAACACGCCGAAAATTAGTAGCCAAGTTTCCGAGCATAGCAAAATTAGTAGCCGCGAGTGTTGATGATATACAAGCGATTGAAGGAATTGGTCAGAAGACTGCCGAAAAGATTTGGCATTGTCTTCATGATGAATAACACCGGGGCTTTCAACTCTTCCTACTCAATGAGGCATCCTTCTTCCCTAGTGTTTTTATGAGAACAGTGCCTAAGTTTCGAGTCGGATGTTCTCAAGTTTTTCTTGTTTGGGTATGCTGTATGACCACTTATTGCCTCGGCTTCTTTATCCGCTAGTGGTTCAAAGGGTTGGGAATGGGATAGCCCGTCTGCTTAGGTGCGTGAGAATTACCTCGTTGCCCCCTATCCATCGCTACTTTCTTGCCTAATTTATCGTGGTCTGTTCATTACTATTCCATAGTGTTGTTTCCCTTCAAGGGGTTCTACCCAAGAAGTCTCTCTTCCGCTTCAATCACTCGCTGTTTTTCGCTTTAGCCGCATATGCCTATGTCTTTGTGATTTCGAAGAGAGGACAAGTCCTCGCCGCCGAGCCTTCCTCGGAAGCATCTTCGCTCATTCCCGGGAGTCCGCCTTTCGACGTCTCCCATGAGAGGCAACCTCTCACAAACTAATGAGGCAGGCTTCCACCTATAAAGGTTTCGGAACATCAATGTCTTGCTATATCAATAGTTTACTTTTATTAAGGTGGGCATTGAGGATAGTTCATGTGGACTGAAACCTATAGGCCGAATACGTTAGATGATGTAATTGGTCAAGAACACATCACTCGCCGGATTAGATACATGATAGATGAACTTCACAAGAGTGGAGATGATGGCGCTTGGCCTCATATGATGTTCGCCGGACCTGCCGGTGTTGGAAAAACTTCCGTGGCTGTTGCCATGATGCGTTCTCTGTTCGGTGAAGATTGGTCGATGAATTATATTGAATTGAATGCTTCCGACTCGAGAAGTATCAATGACATTAGAACTACAGTCAAGGACTTCTCAAGAAAAGGAGTCATGGGCGTTTACTTGGTTGATGGGAAACCAAAACCAATTCCATTCAATGTTGTATTCCTAGACGAATGCGACAATCTGACACCCGATGCTCAATCGGCTCTCCGTAGAATCATGGAACGGTTTTCGAAACAGACTCGATTTGTTTTGTCTTGTAATTATCCGCATCAGATTATTGACCCGATTAAAGACAGGTGTGCTTTCAGCGATACTAGATTCGGACCTATTCCGGCCAAGACAATTTATGGCGCTCTAAAGAACGTAGTAGCCAAAGAAGAAATCGAGATTACATCCGACGCTCTGAAAGCAGTCGCTAAACATTCCAATGGTTCAATGCGAAAAGGCTTGAACTTCTTATTTTCAGCAACAAGAGTTCCGGGCGAAGCAACAATCGAGGATGTCAATGAATTGATTGGTGAACTGAATAATGACAGAATGAAACAATTGCTCGGCTTGGCGTTCGAAGCGTCAACTGAAACTGATTCCAAACAACTTAGGATATGGAGACAGATGGATTCGATGGTCGATTCATTTGCTGACAAGGGTTTGAGTGGCGCAGAGATTCTTGACGCCGTTTACAAAACTGCTTCCGAAGAAGACATTCCACCGAAGATTGCTAGAAATATTTATGCACATCTAGGAGAAGCCATATTCCATTGTGCCGCCGCCCAAGATGATATATTGGCGGTTAAGACATTCATAAGGAGATTGAGTATAGATGCCTAGTAAAGACGACAACGCTGAAATAATTAAAATGATAACCACTAGATTAGCGGTTGGTGAATTGACTTACGGTCATGGTTTCAGAGTCTTTGACGACACTCGAACTTGGGGAACACCCAACGACGATTGGGTTGAAATGGCGCTTGAAGAAGCAATAGATGGCGCTCTCTATCTTTGCGCTCAAATGTTGCGTATCAGAAAAACCCGACAAGAAATCGAACTTGCAGAGAGGAAGAAAATAAATGAGTCGGCCGAGGAATGATATTAGATTCCCCGCAAGTTCGAGAAGGACAAGAAAATGTGCGGAATGCCGAAGGCGAAAGAATCTTGCTTGGGACCCAAAAAAGAAATTATGTCATGACTGCCTCATAAAACACTCATAAAGGTGGGTTGATTAGTAAAGACATGGCGAATAGCAAAGTCCCTCATCTAGTGGTTTCAGTATCTTACACCGAATATACAAATCCGGCGAGAGTTGTAATGAATCTCCGTCTCAAAAACTTGCAGAATGAAACTGTCAACTTAGATGTTCACGGTTGTGTTCCTAGGTTTTGGTCAGAGCAAATGATTCCGGGAAAAGAATCTCGATTTACTTCTATAACAGGAACGCCACTTTCAGAGATTCGAGTTTCGACGCCTCAAGAAATTATGGATGTTCGCGGAGATTATTATCCGCACTATTGCGCCGACGTTTCATTCAACCAATTATGCCGATGGATTTACGGTTGGACTACGGTTATTGACGTCGATAGTCATGCCCTACAAGGGTCCTACAAATGCACCCCGAAAAACATCTCACCGAGTCAAGAAAATATTGATTCGTTCAAACTTGATGTGATGTGGTTTGATATTGAAACCGAGGATTCTCTTGATACCGAGAACACTGATGGAAGAGTAGTCAGTATTGCCCTGTTGCGTCCCGATGGAGCGCATGAAATAGGCACGACAGTACCAACGTCAGCGAGACAGGTCAAACGCTTCCTACAGTCTCAAAAGGCATTAGAATCGGTTGTCGAACATACCGAGCCAATACCCGGAGTTGAGGGAGATGTACACGTTCAAAACTTTGACCACGTTGACCCGGACACGAATGAAGCCGCTTTGATGTGGTGGTTCAAACAGAGAATCGAAGAAATCAACCCGGACGTTATTGCAGGTCAGAACATCAAGGATTACGATAATCCATATCTAATCAATAGGTGCAGAAATCAGAATAAGGCGATGGCTAGACATTACCAACAAAGGCCACCGGAATATCATCGCTATCCAAACTTAGGTCCTGTAATCAGACACCGACTTCACTTTGATAGTAAGATTGCTTATGCAGAGCAAGTTCAAGGAGCGGCCACGACAACCGGCAGAGCAAGTTTGTCTTGGATGGCTACGAAAGAATTGGGATATGGTAAAGTTCCAAGAACTAGAATCACGGACTTGATGAAAGACCCGTTGATGTTGGCGGTGTACAACGCATGGGATAATGTGGTAGCGGAGCGGGTCTGTACGAAACTTGACTTAGTGAACTTCTATATGATTAAGACAGGATTTCATAATTCGACATTGAGATATTCTCACTCGAACATGATGCTAGTCGAGGATATGATGGGTCATCTTCTGATGGAAGAAAATGTAATCATGCCATCCATCTCTGTAGTGAAAGAAAGAACGACCGGGATAATCGAGGAAGGTGGATTCGTGATGGATGCTCCGACCGGAGTTTGGAAGAATGCTTGCGAACTTGACAATTCAATGGAATATCCATCCGCAATTATATCCGGGAACTTTTCACCCGATACCAAAGTTGATGTGCGAGATTATCCGGATGGCGAATATCCATTCCCGATAACAATCACACCGGCAGGTCGAGTTTACAGAAGAGATTTCGAAGGCGTCATGCCGAGAGTTCTTCGAACCCTTGCTGAATTGAGAAGGAAAACACAGGCGCAAATGAGAGAAGCAAAGGCGGCAGGCAATCTGAAACTTGCCCACATTCTGAATCAGAAGCAGAGGGTTGCGAAGGAGAATATGAACTCGTGGTACGGAGTGTTAGGAAGTGGAGTCAGCGACAAAACAAAGAGTAGGCCGTTCAGAATGGTTGAACCTCAAATCGGTTCTGACATTACTCAAATAGCGAGGCTTCACAATGATTGGAATAAGAATTGGATTAACGAAGCACATCTGACATTTACAAAAGAAGGAATTGAACCTCACAATCCGGATGAAGGATTCACTTTGAACTTTGAAGTTCTGTATCAAGATACTGACTCCTGTAAAGTTTCGATTCAGAATCATGACGAGGCCGAGCAGACAATTCGACCATTCACCGAAAAAGATGTCGTGGCAATAGCGAATCAATTGTGTATTGAACTCAATAGCACCTACGATGATTTCGTGTACAAGTTTTTGAGCATTCCGAAGAACGAATATTTCTTGGTAAAACCCGATGCCTACTACGAGCGATATTTTTCATGGGGCGTCAAAAAGAGATATGCGTATCAAGAGTTTGACGGCAAGCAGAGTTTCCGAGGCGTAGAGATGAGACGGTCATCCGCTCCGCAAATAGTGAAGACAGCACAGGCACAAGTTTTCGACGCTATTCTAAACGGATGCAATAAAAAAGAACTGAATAATTTACTAAGACAGATTCATTCTGATTTGATGGACGAAGAGAAAACTCCGAGTATTGATTTTGGAACACCGATGGGAATTAAGAAACCGGGAACTCAACAATACAAAGCGGCGATGTGGAGCAATCGTCATCTCGGTCTTAACTTTGACATCGGAGATAAGCCGGTGATTTATCACGCCAAAGACACGAGGGCGGGTTTGCCTAGCAATCGTGTGGTTGCCTTAGAATATTCAGAGAGGCCGGAAGACCATGGCGTTTCAGTCGATAGAAAGAAATCATTCGAGAAACATTTCACGAACTCTAATTCTTGGATTGCGATTCTGAATGCTTTCAATACTTCATGGGGTCATGCACTATCCGGAATGAGTCATGACAGTTTTGAGGAATGGTTCAAATGACTGACAAGTCAGCGGCGACAAAGATTTGGGATGTGCTTTCAAACGAGCCATTCAATTATTCATTCATACAAGTTCGACATTGTTTCGAGACATTCATCGGAACTGACATTCCGGGTTTCGACAATTGTGTTTATCAAAAAAAGAAAGCCGCCAAGCGCACATGGGAAAAGCCTGCGGAAATATGTGCAGTTCTTTCGATACGAGCCGGTGATAGAGAATTATCAAGCCGGCTCTTGCTTCAAGAAGTTTGGAAAAATTATCCGGACGGTCAACCGGATTGTGATTGGATATGTTCGAAACTTGCCGTTGACAAACTCGCGGCGGCTATGGAACTCAATAGGCGACAACATGATGCTCTTAGATTTGCAGTTTCGGAAAAAGTTAAGATTGAACAATTGAGTATGGTGGAAAAGGAATGGGATGACCGAATGATTACGTCATATTTGAAACTCAAGAAATTGATATAACGAGACATTGATAGACCGATACATTGATAAGTAAAGATGCACAGGACAGGATAAGAGGTGAGCCACGAGGACTGACATGAGAATATTGAGAAAGTGAGTGATTGAGAAATCAAAACATTCATAAGTAATGATGGACTCGTTCAGCCCGAAGGGTATAGCCCGAAAAAAACGGAGAGAAAAAAATATGCAACTAGAAGATGCGATGAGAGATACAGTGAGAAGTGCAGGTGGTAGGATTTCAGAGACGGATTACGTCAATGGTATTCTTGCTACTCTACACGCAGACGGAGCGCAAACAACCGAGACGTCTGTAAGAGCGAACGCCTTTGCTAAAGGTAGAATGGATAAAGCAGGGGTCATAAGAGTTTCAGTGGGCGCGGGTAATACTGCGATAAAAGAGATATGGACTCAAAAAATGGCTAACGATATGATGACAGGAAACATGGCTAACATCAGCGGTGGAAGCGCGGTTTCGTCAGTACAAACATCACAGACGCCTACATCAACTAAAGTTTGGTTAGGAATCCCTTACCAAAACCAAGAAGAATTATCAGAAGCGGCTTTAGCATTAGTGCCTAAAGTAGCACCCGGATTTATTTCATCACCTAACGATGAACTTGGTGGAATGGCTGACGCTTTCTTAGAAGGTGAACACATGATTTTCGAAGGACCTAAAGGATGCGGTAAAACTATCGCAGTCGCTCAATTCTGTTTCCACACAGGACTTCCAATGTACAGATTCAATTGTTCAGAAGGAATTACAGAAGACGACTTGGTTGGTTCAAAAGAAGCAATCGACGGCAACACAGTATGGGTTGACGGTATCATTCCTCGTTGGGCTAAGACAGGCGGAATCCTGTTTGCTGATGAGTTCAATGGCGCTTCACCTTCTGTTATGCTATGGATGCACATGGGAATGGATTCCGGAACTATCGTTCTTCCAACAGGCGAGAAAATCGACCTTCACCCAACTTGCAGAGTAGTAGCGGCAATCAACCCGCCGGAAGATTATGCGGGGCTTGAAGAATTAAACGAGGCTACTCGTGATAGATATGCTCTAGGATTAGAGTTCGATTACCTGCCTGCTTCCGATGAGCAGAATGTAATCATGGACCAATCCGGCAACTTCGAATCACAATTGGCTCGAGAGATTGTTCAACTAGCAAACGACTTGCGTCGAATGAAGAAAGATAGAACTCTTTCTCGCGATACATCAACTCGTTCTCTAGTACAAATCATGAAACTTGCTAAGAGACAGAATCAAGAAAAAGCGGTTGAAAGAGCGCTTATCTCAAAGTTCGACAGAATGGAGAGAGACACGGTGCGTACTGCTTGCAGAGCGCGTCTCTCAAACTTCGGAATAGTTCAGTAAGATTCCCAATCCGGGGGTCGGCTTGAGGTTGGGAATTACTCTCCATGCGCCGACTCCCACCTACCTTTCATAAAGGTGGGAATTGAGGATTCATCATGAACGACGAGAGGTTGACGGAAATCATAAGACAATTACAATACAGAATAGAAGTTCTTGAAGAAACTTTAGACAGAATACATAACTCAACGAACAGGCAGAATGTAAGAAGAGACAGGATGCAGAAGAGGATTGATTCTGAATGGCTGAAAGAATAAGCGATTTGTATATTCGCAAATCCACGCTTGACCCTTTACTTTCTTGGTTGGAAGGTTGGAACTCTCCGACTGCTCCCGAAGCACATCCGTTCATCATAGTTGGCGAAAGTGGATGGGGGAAATCAACAATCTCAAAACTTGCGGCAGAGGCTACAGGATTTCATCCGACAATTAGCGAGGCAGGTTTCAGAGATAAGAACCAACTCAAAAAATGGTTCGGACAAGTTCGAAGTCTTTCATTCGAAGGGCTGACTAGATTGGCAATTTTAGATGACGCAAGTTTTTTGAAGAAGGCCGAATGGAATTATATTGCTGACCAAATCAAAACGAAAGCATTTCCTCTCGTGATATGCGCTCAAACCGAGGCAGATATTCCATGGCCGATTCGTCGGGGTTCACCCAAACTCAAACTTGAGCGACCCAAACTCGAATCTGTTGTGAAGTATTTGCAGACTATCGAGCCGAATAGGAATGACCTTGGAATCATAGCGAAAGCCGCATCAAGTTTCAGAGCCGCAAAATTACTTTTACAAACCACACCCGAAAACTTGAATCCGGAAGCAAGTCCGAGAATCCCATCGCGAACAGGATTTGCAGAAGTACAAGCGATTTTGTCCGGTAATTATCCGGCTTTGATTTTCGATTCGCATCCACTTTCGATTTTACAGACGGCACATCACAACGGAGCAAGTCCGACCGACATTTCGAGAGGGATAGTTCTCCAAGGAATGTCATGGAAACACGAGGGATTGACGCCAATAGCCTCGGCTTATCTCTGTTCACTACGCACAAAAACTTGTGCCAAACCGCCATTTAGGAAGAGGAAATAATGTTCATTGATAAATCGGAATATTGCTACATCGAAACCTTTATAGGTGATGCTTCACTCGTTAGTACCGTAGGGTATAGCCCGACAGACATACCGGAGATAAAAACATGGAACAATTAATTGAGACATCGAAGAAGGCATCACAGGGTGCGCTTGACAGGCAAATGCAACGCAGATTTTTACACGTCGCTAGAATCATGAGTGGCGAACTTGACGGGTTCGGTGCTAAGGTTTCTAAGATTGACATCAACGACCAAAACCGCGCTTGCACTGATGGAAAATTAGTTTCAATTCCTTCTGACTTAGATGCAGACCCTCGCATCAATCTAATAATGCAAGAAGCAGTATTGGCTCACGAGGTTGCAGGGCATCACCGATATACGGATTTCGTCGCATGGAATAATCTAGTCGTTCAAGAATCAAAGGCAGGTCGATGCGACCCTATGCTTCACGACTTTACAAACATAATCGAGGACGCAAGAATCAACCACTTGCTCTCTCAAGATTTCCCGGGTAGTGGGAAGAGAATGGATTTCACTCACGACATTTTCATGGGTCGCCATCAGAGTAAAACTGACGAGAACGCATCTTTGAAGCAACAGGCTATGGTCGCAATCATGTCAGAGTGCATCGCTCACAAACCACATTGGTCAACTGCTCCCGAAGTTATCGACTTCATGGATGAGGCTCGTCCAATCTTGACAAACGCAATCCGCCAACCGGACACAACTGCGGTTGTAAAACAAGCAAAGCGCTTGATAAAATTATTCAGAACCGCATTCCCGGAAGACGATAACGAACTTGACCCGACCATGGGCGACTTCGATATGTCCGGAGAATCAGAATCACAATCAGAAGTTGAACAGGCGGCTCGTGAACAACAGAACCAAGGACGCAACCCCGAGAGAGTTTCAAAGAACAGATTCGATGAGATGCCTTCGCTAGAAGAACAGGCAGAAAAAGAAGCGGCTAAGAACGCTAAGAGCGAAGCACAGGGCGAAGAGAGCGAGGAATGTGATTCAGATTCCGGCGATGCCGGGTCAGAAGGCGAAGAAGCAGAAGGCGACGGCGACGGCGACGAGAGTGGAGCAGGTGGGCTTGACAGCGATTCAGATTCAGATTCAGATTCAGATTCCGACGGTGAAGGCGAAGGCGATGCAGATACAGCAGGCGGCGACGCAGAAGCAAATCAAGGAAACGGAGACGAAGTAAATATCCCTAACGACGGTGAACATGAGTCAGAACTTTTCGAAGGCGGACGAGATTACAATCCGGAAGGAGATGCAGACTCAATGACTGAACTCAAAGAACACTACGCGAACTTGATTGCAGATGCTCACAACGAGATGATGTCTATGAACGACGCGGCAATCGAAGATGAGGTTTCTTTGAAAGAAGATGCAGAGAGAGCAATCGACTCTGTTGGTACTGAAAAAATTAGAATCGAAGGACACGCTATCGAAATCGTAGCGGGTGCATCCGATATGTTCCATCACGATTATGACTATCACAGAATGGCGCTTGACAACGGTCTTCAAACATACGATTCAGCAAAACTTGAGAACAACCAAGGAATCAGAATCTTGTCCGAGGAAATCAAGAGACAATTGAAAGGACGTAATTCACGAAACCAAACCGGCTTGAAGAGAGGTCGTGTAAACAACAAAGACATTTGGAAGGTTAACCAAACCGGAGCAAAGATGTTCAAGAAGAAGTTAATCCCGAAGAAGGTTGAGGCATCAGCAATCATCTTGATTGACTCGTCCGGTTCTATGGGCGGCACAAAAGCGACTTGTGCGGCTAAGGCGGCGGTTGTGTTTTCAGAAGTTATGGAAACTTGTGGCGTTGACTTCGAAGTAATCGACTTCTCAACTTCTTACGGTTCTTCTCTAAGAGTTAGAAAACCATTAGGCGGACGCCTCGGAGCAACTGAAAAATCTGTTATCGCTTCACCAACAGCAGGCGGATGCAACGCTGACGGATATTGTGTACAGTGGGCAATCGACCGCTTGATGGCTCGTAGTGGTAGTAAAATGTTATTCGTTCTTTCAGACGGTCAACCAACAGACGGCGGACCTTCCGGAATGGATGCGTCAGAATGGTTGAAAAAAGTAGTTCGAAACTGCCCGAAGGAAATCGCAACTGTTGGGGTTGGAATCCAATCAAACGCAGTTTCTCGATACTATCCTAACCACGTAGTAATCCAAAACCCGAACGAACTACCGGATAAGATGATTCCAATCATGCGCCCAATGTTGAAGAGGATGGTTCAGTAAATGCCTTGGGCTTCGCCTGCTCCAATGTTGGAGCAGTTTGTTGGGACTTTCACAAAGCCCGGCGCGAAGCGTATTGAGAAATTAGAATACCGAAAAAAGAAAATTGACATCGTAGATGATTATCGCTTGAGATGGCGAGATACAGTTCGAAAAGGAAAATATCAGAACGGCGCAGGTTGGTTGACTTCATTGGGTCAAGATGATATGCAGTTTTTTATTGACGAAGGAAGGAAACTTGTTGACGATTGTCCTAAAGCAAACTTGGATGGCTACTTTTCATCTCCGCTAAGATTGGTTCGCTCTAAGAAAAATGTGAGCGATAATTTTCCGTATGGAATATCTCCGCGCTTGATTAACATCGTTGATTATATTACTACCAATTCTAAGAAATGGGAATCCGGTTGGATGAAACATTTTTCTTATTCATATCCTAAAGGTTTCGAAGATGATTGTTTTCACAATAGAACTGATAAACGCCAATGCGGTTTGTATGAAGTGTTCAGAGTCATAACTACAGACAACGACAACGCATATTGCATTCGGCAATTATACTCGATGGGTGTCGGCTTGAAATCAGTTATGAAAGAAAATCATCAACTGAATGCCGAACTTGCTCGGCTTGTTAACGGTCGTGGTTATAATTTTCATCCGGAAGCCAAAATAGACGACGTTTGTAATTTACACCTTTTAGAAACTGATACTGTCGGTCTAAGGTCAGCCCCATTTATTTATCCGGGTTTAGTAAAACCAAATGGCGTTCGCTCTGTATTCAAGAACTTGAAAGAGAAGATGATGAATGAGTTTCCGTTGGAAGATTTCGAGGAAGAAAACTTGTCAGAAGGTCAAGATTTGTTCGCTATTCCACTCAATTTGATTACAATGAAAACAGGAGATATGTCGCCAATCGCGATAAGAAAACAGAAGGTTGACTTTGGCGATTATATTTGTTTAATTGGCGATATTGAAAATGAAGGATATGAAATAGGCGTTTCAACTAAGCAGAGAGTTGACAGAAGAGTTCACGACGTTGTGATTTCTCCGACTCGAGATAGTGGCTTTATTCATTTGAGTCAAATGGACGGTGCGTTCGGTACTAACCGTAAATCACATTTACAAAAAGAGAGTCTGAACTTTTATTCCAAAGAAGCAATCGAGAGAGAAAGATTGTCGGGCGGAAGCCTGCCTTCTAAACCTACTCGAGTAATGGAAAATATGACAGCAGAAGAAATGGTGAATATGATGACAGGAATAAGTGTAGCAGATGCCGAAGGAATGGATATTGGGAAGACAACAGAGGACATAACTGACCCGAATAGTCCGATAAAAATAGAGTTCATTCCGACTTGGAAGGACAACAGGAAAACGATTGAGATAAAGAAAGGAAGTGCATTTTCAGATTATGTGAGATGTTATGTATGCAATCAAAAATATCTGATTAGTTTGCCTGCGAATAACAAAATAGAAGAAATGAAATGTACCGTTTGCCCGGCGACCGATGGGTTAAAGGTGGGTCATCTAGTCGAAGGAAACCCGGGAATAGTGGTCAGTGGTTCGCGCCCATACAGATAGAAAATAAGGAAAAGGAAGTAGTAAATATGCCGAAAAAAATACCGAAGCAATTAAGGAAATCAATAATGAAAGCCCTAGTAAACTCAACAGAACCGTTGAGCGCCACTAACATATCTGAAAGATTGGAAGCAGATAAAGAACTCCCCCAATCTATGAAGAAACCACCGAGACAATTTACTTTCACGATGAAGCAATTTGCTCGAGAAGTAGGAATGATTCAATCTCATGTCATGGCTTCAAATGGAATCAGTCGCCATGGTTCGCCAAGAGTTAGAATTGGATATGCTTTACCGAGGTCAACAACATTAGCAGAAGCAGTCGAGGCCGCCGGTGTTATCGAGAAGCCAAACAAAGAATCGAGATTGATAACAGTCAGAATGTCTCTAACTAAGATTTCCGAACTTGAAGCAAAGTACCCGGGATTAACTATCGAAGAGATATTATTAATGCCTCTTGAAACCGTAGAATGATTTCATGCCCAACGGACAAAGACCATAAGTTCTCGCTGACGAGGTATGGTTAGGTCGAAGCGCATGACAGGTTCATATATGCAGTTCAATGATTTAGTTAATCACGCTGACGTTGAGAGAATCCTAGAGTTGGGAAGCCGAGATGGTAAGGATGCGATTCTTCTTAGAGATGAGTACGATGCGGAAGTAGTAGCATTCGAATGCAATCCGCCTCAAGTTCGAGTTTGCGAAAATCGCCTCAAGTTCGAAGATAGAATAGAATTAGTTCCGAAAGCGGTTTGGCACGAGACAGGAGAGATTCCTTTCTATCCTGTAGTTAATGGTAATACAGGCGCAAGTTCGGCATTCAAAGCAAACCCAAAATATCCATATGAAAATTATGTACAGGCAGAAGTGTCAGTTCCTTGCATCAGATTAGATGAATGGATATTGGAAAATGATTTCGTCCCGGACTTGGTTTGTATGGATTTACAGGGAAGCGAACTTGCGGCTCTTAGAGGAATGGGTAAGCAATTATCGAAAGTAAAACACATAATCACCGAAGTTCAATTCGAACCACTTTATCACAACACACCAAAACTTTCTGATTTGAGCAAGTTTCTTGAGCCGTGGAATATGTTTGAACATACGACTATTGGGACGAATAGTTGGTTCGGTGATGCTCTCTTCTCAAGGCGGCTGACTTCATCAGATTATCAACTACCATATACAGAGTGAATAACCGAAACTTGTCTCTCTAAATTATGAGCGGCAGAACGAACGTCATCGCAGTTTTTCTTTCACTGATGATATTTCTATCTCTGACCGGATTAATCATAACAACACCCGCTAGGGTCGTCGTTCCTTGGGATGAAGGACAGTGTATGTGGTTGAATGGAACTGTCGAAGATAAAGAAATGGCAGAGGATTCTTCCGGCGGGATGAATTATTTTTTCCTCGTCAATGGAACTCTCGATAACGAGACAAGTTTTCATGCACAGGTGATTGGAACTCAATTCGATTACCTATTCGTCCCAATAGGCTTACATTATGAAGGTGAGATTTGCGATACAGTTCCGCTTCGTGAAGCAGTTTACACAGGAATAATAAGATTCATTGATATTAGATAGACATTGATAGACCGAAACATTCATAAGCAGATTCCTACTCGCTATTAACATGGAGAGCCAATCAGACGCGACCATTGAACTAACGCCGACTGCCCTTGTTTTAGACAGGGAAGAGGGAACACTTGTCCCTAGCAATATGACCGTAGGGTCAGTTGCAGTAATCACCGCGGGTCTAAAAGACCAAAGAGCGGAAGATTTCCAAACTGCGCTTGACAGCGGTGATAAAATCACAACTGTTGACCACGACTACACAGTAAGAGACAACAACACAGGAGCAACACTGAACATCACAGCGGCTCGAGCAACTGTTGGAATCCCTACAACTACACATCAGTGGTCTAATATCTCTATGCCAAAAGCACTACGCGCGGCTTTCGTTCTTGCAGGTGCTATGTCGCCTCACATCGAATCAGCAATCGCTGACTGCCTAAACGCTGTTGCAGACGGAGCAGATTGGGAAGATGCTTTCGAAGAAGTTCTAGGAAACAGAGTTTCACAAGAAAGACTTGACAGAGCAGATTCACGAATCTCTGACCTACGCCGTGAGACATTACAATCACGAAACGGACGCCAACAGGCTACCGGCGTTAACACTCAATAAATACGAAAACTTGACCCCACCTTATTCCTTAATAGGGTGGGGTTGAACATTCGTTTTATGAGCAAGACGAGATTCAGAGTGAGAGTTGACCTAGGTGAAGATGGGGTCGTTGACTTAGAGGTCAATGGCAATATCAAAACTGCGCTTGGGGCAGGCTACGAAGAATGCAGAAAAAGAAAGACAAATCCTGTCAGTATTACGACAACCCAAATCATTGACTTGGGAAAATGGCAGGCCACCATGCCAATTCGACCGGCTTGAAGTTAGTGTCAATTGCGGAACGTGGTGGCGGACGATTTCATATCACTGATGACTCGGTGAAAACTTTGTGTAAAAGGGACATTCCATCTTGGGCAAATGCGCTTGATGATGATTGGGCTTTAGCCATGTTGCGTAATGGTGTATCAACATCAATTTGCGCTAAATGCCGCATGAAGAGAAAAACAGTAATAGACCACGAGGCATGAGTTCATGTCGTTAAAGATGAAGTGGATTGTCGAGGGTGAGATGGGGAAGACTCTTATCGGCTATGATGACGACATGGTTGAACAGGCTAGAGTTAAGGTCGGAGAAAAGCATTGGACTTTTCAATTTTGTAATTTCGAAGGAAGCGGTCGAGTTCGAATTGGACTTGGTTGCGACTATAATCCTTTACAGATGATTGAGGCTATGTTTGAACATATTGCGTTTGGTGGATTAGACCCCGACCCGGTTGTTGAATACGATTTATCAGAAGTCGAAATGGGAAGGCCGCTTGGAAAATGGACGGGGGATTTCCAATGACTAGAGTTCATCATCATGGCGAATGCCAATGGATGAAAGATTTCATGGAATCGCTTGATGATGTTAAGGTGGAATTATGAGCGATGCTAATGGCGTTATTTCTATTGTCTTCAAAGGTGAAGAGGGTCATACTATCATGCAGTCTTATAATTCTAATTTCCAACGAATTGCGACGCTTGTAGAAAATGGAGACGATTGGACTTTATTGGTTGGTTCTCAACACGAGTTCAATGTCAAAGGTGCAGGGTGTGAAGACCCTATCACATTCGTCGAACACATCGTATCTCCGCCCTTGACTGAAAGCGAGGCAACAAACAATTCGGCATTGATGTCATTCACATCACCGACAGAGAAGTGGGAAGTCTTCGATGTTAAGTAATAATAAGACTGATGAACCTCACTAGACTCTCGATGGTATGAGTAGCCATGCCGTTAACACCTAATCGCAACATTATTCACGGTACGGAAGCAGACAGACTATCAGTCAGCCCGGATGATGAGCAATTATTTCGCGATACGACGGCGGATGCTTTCTTCGTAGGAAATGCAGAATCAAACTTGGCCGGCGGACATTCGATGGATGTTCGAAAGAAGTTTTTGATTACGGCAAGTTTCACAATGACTAGGACTCAAGAAGGGCAGGCTATTACGCTCAATAGTTCAACAGCCGGTAAGATTCTGACGATTCCAACCAACGCAAATGTTCCGTTCCCAACAGGCAGAACAAAAATACCAATTTTCAATATTGGAACAGAAACTTGGACTTTAGCGGCAGAAGCAGGCACGACAATTCGAGGTACAACTTCGATTGGAAGTTATCAAGGATGTGTGATTCAAAAACTTGCCACGGATGAGTGGATGGTTATTGGCCTCGATAGCGGACCTACAGGACCTACCGGACCGACAGGACCAACAGGACCGACAGGGGCAACCGGAAATCTCGGACCGACAGGTCCTACCGGACCCGTTGGAGATACCGGAGCAATCGGTCCGACAGGGAATACAGGACCTACAGGTCCTCAAGGGATTCAAGGAATCCAAGGAAATACAGGAATTACCGGTCCGACAGGTCCTCAAGGAATCCAAGGTGATACAGGAGATACAGGACCTACAGGACCCGTTGGAGTTAAGGGAGATACAGGAGATACAGGACCTACCGGACCAACCGGACCTACCGGGAGTACAGGGGCAACCGGACCAACAGGCAGTTTCGGCGGGGCGACATTCAGATACAATTACTCAAGTTCGACTGATACGGGTTCAGACCCGGGCGCAGGTAATTTCAGATTGAACAACTCAACTCAACAAAGTTCGACCGGCTTGTCGATTGATGATGTTGACCTAGATGGAAATGACATTAACAATTTCTTGAGAACGATTGATGATTCGACTTCTATAATTAAGGGTCATGTGAAAATTAGTCTTGTCTCTGATGTGAATACTTTCATCATGTACACAATTGACGGCTTGGTTGAATATTCAACACATTTCCTCTTGACGATTACAGGAGTCGAATCGTCTCCGAATACTAGCCCATTCAGCAACGGAGATGATTTGCATCTGACGTTCGCTCGAACAGGAGATAAAGGAGATACGGGAAATACAGGTCCTCAAGGGATTCAAGGTATTCAAGGTATTCAAGGGAATACAGGAAATACAGGACCTACCGGTCCTACAGGCGCTCAAGGACCGCAGGGAGATGTTGGTCAGCAAGGACCGACAGGGGCTACAGGACCGATTGGTCCTCAAGGACCGCAGGGAATCCAAGGAATAACCGGAGCAACAGGGCCGATTGGTCCTTTAGGTAATGACGGACCTACAGGACCGCAGGGAATACAGGGAATCCAAGGAGACATAGGAAACACCGGTCCGACCGGTCCTACGGGTCCTACGGGTCCGCAGGGCGATACCGGTCCTCAAGGAAATACAGGCAACACAGGGGCTACAGGACCTACAGGACCGCAAGGAACACAGGGGATTATTTGGCAAGGAACATGGACGACTTCCACAGCATATGCTGTCGATGATGCCGTTTACTATACATTCACTAAAGACTCATACATTTGTATTCAAGCCCACACCTCGGGAACTTCAACAGGAAGCGGACAGATAACACCGACGTCAGCGGCGTATTGGGATAAGTTAGTTCAATCCGAACTTGGTCCTACAGGACCGCCCGGAGCAGATTCAACAGTCCCGGGACCGACAGGACCAACAGGACCAACAGGCAGTCAAGGTCCTCAAGGAGATGTTGGAAATACCGGGTCAACCGGACCAACAGGACCCACAGGTCCGGTCGGGGCCACAGGAGCGACAGGAGCGCAGGGAATCCAAGGTGAGCAGGGTGATACCGGGACAACCGGACCAACAGGCAACACAGGGCCTACAGGACCCACAGGGGGAACAGGGCCGGTCGGTCCGACGGGTGCTGTAGGGCCAACCGGTCCGCAAGGAAATCAAGGAAATGAAGGACCGGACGGACCGACAGGACCTACCGGACCTACCGGGGCCACAGGAGCAACCGGGCCGGTCGGCAATACGGGTCCGCAGGGAACTCAAGGAAATGAAGGACCTACAGGACCAACAGGGGGAACAGGACCTAGCGGACCGCCGGGAAGTACAGGCGCGGCAGGACCGACAGGACCTACGGGCTTACAAGGACCAACCGGAAATACAGGACCTACCGGACCTACAGGGAACTTTGGTGGAGCGGCGTTTTACTATCAATACACAGCAGGCACGACGATGCAAGACCCGGGAGCGGGTAATTTCCTTCTGAACAATGCAACGCAAAATACAGCGACTATAATGGCAATAGATGACAGCGATGAAAACGGAACTGACATCCAAGCATATCTCCGCACCATAGATGACTCAACTTCGACAATCAAAGGCCATTTGAAGATTTCAAACTTGACCGATGCTTCTCAATTCATATTATTCACAATAGCATCAGTGTCAGAACAGACAGGATATTTCGAAGTATCAATTGCAGGTGTTGAATCATCAAGCGCATCTCCATTTTCAAATAACGAAGATTGTTTACTAACATTCGCGAGGACAGGAGACAAAGGAGATACAGGACCTCAAGGAATCCAAGGCATTCAAGGAATCCAAGGTATTCAAGGAGATACCGGAGCAGACGGACCGCAAGGACCTGCGGGAGCGGCCGGACCTACAGGTTCGACAGGAACTCAAGGAATCGCCGGACCACCCGGACCGACAGGAAGTCAAGGAAGTCAAGGAGATGACGGACCGACAGGAGCGACAGGCTCGGCCGGACCGCCCGGACCAAATGGTCCTGTCGGGGCCACAGGAGCAACCGGACCTCAAGGAGTCGCAGGACCTACAGGCTCTCCCGGAACTCAAGGAGATACAGGACCGACAGGACCGCAGGGAGTCAAGGGCGATACCGGCGATACCGGGGCGACAGGACCGACAGGACCGACCGGGGCCGTTGGAGCGACCGGACCTCAAGGAGTTGTCGGACCGACAGGAAGTACCGGGGCAGAAGGACCAACAGGACCTAGCGGACCGACAGGAACTCAAGGTCCTCAAGGGATTCAAGGAGATACAGGACCTACAGGCTCTCCCGGAAGTGCAGGGGGAACAGGACCTCAAGGAGCGACCGGATGGAGAGGCGGAGTTCAATATCAATTCTCAACCGATACAGCAAACTCGAATCCGGGAGATGGATTCTTCAAGTTCAATAATTCAACATTCGCATCTGTCTCACTTGTGAGAATCAGCAAGAAGGAATATTTGGGTGTGGATATTTCAGCCCTATTGACATCAATAGACGACCCGAGTGGAGATACGATTATCACGTTCCAATCAGCAACAAATAATGATGACAGTTTAGCAAGTTTCAAAGCGTCAGCAGTTTCAACTTTACAATCTTCGGCATATTACAACATTACAGTTTCACCACTTTCAGCAAGTTCGACAGGATTCCCGTTTGCGAATACTGAACTATCTGTCCTTACAATTTCCCATGGCGGAGATGATGGAGCAACAGGACCTACCGGCGCTCCCGGTGGAGCAGGACCTACAGGACCGCCCGGAAATACAGGGGCGACGGGAGCAACCGGACCAATCGGACCAACCGGACCTGCGGCTTCACCGGCGGCAGATGGTTCAGAGTCGTCTCCGAGTTATACATTCACAAGCGATACAAATACAGGA